ACACTATATTGGCAATACAATTACTGAGCTTTTCGGTTAAATGCTGATTTTTACAACGACATAGCTCCCCGGCGCCGGAAATGCCGGGCTATTTTTTGTTGACTACTACAACGGAGGGGATGATGAATCGTTTTATCATTATTGACAAAAACGTAATAAGTGGACAGTGCGCCAATACTTTACTGCGCATGCAGATCAGATACACAGCAGTTTTTATAGGCCAAGGATTCATGCCTAAAGGTTGGCATGGACTGCAATTTGGTTTTTTTGCTCCAGCTCACAATCCTGAGATTGGTTACAGGTGCATGGCGTTTTATTGCAAGTTACTCCCTGGGATGCCTGGGGCAGTGTCAAAATGGCCTGCATGGTACCGCATATTACAAAAACAAATGAGCTCAAGACGGCTATTGACTCTCGAAAAGGGTTGGGTTTAGGCTGATTCTTACCACAACGGAGCCCCGGCGCCGGAAATGCCGGGCTATTTTTTTGTTGACTGACTACTAAAATATGCTATTATTAATTAATTCTAAAAAAGGAGGTGATTTAATTGACCGGAGAAGATCTAAAAGAATTAAGGGGAAGGGCAGAGCTCACTCAGCAGGAAATGGCCAACCATCTTGGGGTATCTATAAGTGGGTATTGCGGGTGGGAAGCTGGAAGACAACGCATACCGGATTTGACAGCAATAGGTATAAAAGAAAAGATGAAACCTCTTATCTCGGAAAAAGCTGCATGAACACAGATATAAGACTGCAAACGTCGTTTTTAACCCATCGTAAACGTAAAAAACTCGAATCAAGATTGGGAAAGACTGCTGTCTTATCTCTGATAGATTTATGGTTAAGTGTGGCCGTAAATAAACCTAAGGGCATACTTAAAGATATGGATCATGAAGATATCGCAATGGATGCGAATTGGGGTGGAGATCCAAAACAATTTTGTGATGCCCTTGTCGATATAGGATTCATGGATTTCAAAGAAGGTGTTTATTATATACATGACTGGAAAGAGCATCAAAGTTATGCATTCCATGCTGACGAAAGATCAGAACTAGCAAGAAAGGCAGCTTTAGTAAGATGGAGAAAGAAAGAGAAAAAAATAGAGGAAAATCTTGATGATAATGCGGAGGGCATGCGGGATGCATTGCAGAATGATGCTGATGGCATGCGGATCGATGCGGAGGGCAATGCCCCATCTCCTACTCCTACTCCATCCCCTGTTCCTTCTCCTTCTCCTTCTTTAAAAGATAATATAGCCGATTCGGTACCCGAATCAGCCAATCTCACTATCGAGGATGAAAATGGAAATAGCAAACATATGCCTGACCATAGTTCTACTGATTGCGATAGCCATAACGATCAAGCACGATATAGAACTTGGGAAGCTGATAGAAAGGACAGAAAAGATCCAACATCAAGCGTCGGAATATCAGGACAAGGCGATAGAGGTTTTGGAAAAGTACCAAACGAAATAACAATCACCTTAGATTATGAAAATGACAGCAACAACAACGAAGTCAACGATAAGGACGGAGGAATAGGCAATGGGAAGCGGAAATGCATTTGTGATGGCAATCAACAACCTGGAAGCAAAACTCTCCTCCCTGGAGTTGGAACAAGAGGAGATGAAAGGAGAGGCAAGGGAAGCGCTGAAGAGAATAAACTGTCTGGAAGAGATGGGAGAAGAGCTGGAATCGGAGAACAAGGAACTCCGCAGGGGGCTGGATGCGGCATGGAAGGAAATGAAGGAGCAAGAAGAAAGGATTGCAGAACTGGAAATGGAGATCAAAACTGTAAAAATTCATACGGTAGTGATGAAACGTATGGACCAAGCCTTACAGGATGCGGAGAGGAGGATAAAAAACCAGGAAACGGAGAAAGTAAAGGTTGCGTGCCTGATATCTGCCTTGGCGGAGGAGATACAAATCCCGACAGAGAATTTATTCGGGAATGCGGAGGAAAAATATCAGGAGATGCTGGAGGAAAACCAGAAGAGCCAAAATACCGAACCAAAAAGAACCGCTGGCTAAAAGGACAACGTCTTGCCGACTTCGAAGAATTCTGGATCGCATTCGACTACAAGAAAGGAAAAGCCGCAGCCGCCGACTCTTGGCTGGACATAAAAGATTATTCCCCTGAAAAGGCAAAGTGGATAATTTACGCCGCCAAAAAAGAAGCGTGGGAGAGGGACGGCATCATACAGCGTGGAGGAACGCCAAAATGGTGTCAAGGTTGGTTGACTGATAGAAGGTGGGAGGATTACCCCATGGAAAGTCAATCGTCTCAAAAACGGCGTTTTAAAAGCAAAGAGGAGATGAAGAAGGAAATCTATGAAAAATACGGAAACCCCTTGTTACGAGAGACCTCCTCTGGTGAGCACAAAGAAAACGCCTCAGCAGGCAATAACGCAGGAGGATATGTACCTGCTGGAAACGCATTACAAATACTATTCGGAAAAACAATCTAACAAATACGAGAAAAAATGTCAACTATCTGATGATGAGTTGTCACGTGTTGCTTTGCTTTATTCGATGCTTAGGGAGGAACATGGCTATTACCCTCAAGGAATAGATGCAAACGGACACTTGATGTGGGGGATAGCCCTTAAATCAGACGTTCAAATGCTTGCCGAAAAATACGCTGAGAAATACGAGCAGCGCGGCAAGAAGATTATGGATATGAGTGGCGGGCTTATGAAATCAATGGAAGAAAAACGGATAGAGGAGTGAGGAAATGGACATATCGGAACAAGACCGTAAAGTTGTTGAAGAATCCTGGAAGGAACTCCACAATAAGGAGCGAGAAAGGGAAGCGAAAATAATAGAGAGAATAGCAAACTTGGAATCCAATTTAACAAAACTGGACGAACAGACGGACTTAAATTTTATTCAGGTGGAAGAAACAGAGTCAATGATTTTAAACAAACTCTCCTCCCTGGAATCGGAGAACAAGAATATCATGGAGAAAGCGGAATTCAGATTCGATTTTCTGATGGCGCTAATTGGAGGATGGATGGGGTCTACTGGAATGAGCATGGAAAAATCGGAAAATATACTTAAAGAAGCCCAAAGGATAGCAAAGGAAAAGGAAAACCAGAAGAGCCAAAATACCGAATCAAAATAAACGGATAAAGAAGTGAGGAAATGACCACACAAGAAGTATCACAAATGATACCTGCTCAATGCTATACGACGACGAAGACGATCTCTCCGAAGAATATTGCACGAGAGTAAAGTGTTTTGCTTGTTATGGATTTATGCCTGAAAGCTACGAACCTAGAGGTTATGGGTGCGATAGCATGGAGAGGTGGGTGGTAAAATGGCACGGTTTGATTAGGATAAAGCCTAAGAGGATTCAATAGGAGAAAAGAGATGGAGGATATGAAGTGAAAACATGGTGCAATGTAGAACTTGATATAAAAGAGGTTGTCTCTAATATGGATAGAGAGCAGTCTGAAGAGATCATAAAACACATTGATAGCGAGGCAGCAGATTGGGATTTCACGCTTGAGATGTGTCGTTATTTTCTTGGTGAAATGAAGGCCGAATTCGAATCTGCAGGAGGTGAAGGATTCGACTTGATAACTGCCAAGGATATTCTTGACGGCGATGGGAAGATATTTTTTCCGGAGGAAGAATGAGATGGTTATAGATTTAGAGCTTTTTTGCGATAGAGAGCGTCCATTTATTGAAAAACCTTGGAGCATAGACGATAGAACGTATGCCACAAATGGGAACATGCTTATATCGGTGCCGAGAGATGAGAGATATGCAGAAAATCAGGAAGCTCCCCCGGTAAGAGAAATCAATATCAACCCTGACAAAGAGGGAAGGTGGGTAAACGTTTCAGAAATAAAACTAAGAGAAAAGATTAAATGCAGGACATGTAATGGTTCTGGAAAAGTAGATAATTGCTACGAGTGCGACGGAGAAGGACAGATTAATTTTACCAGCGGATATCATGAATATTGGTGTGATTGCAAAACTTGCCATGAATGGGGCAAAATTCCAGGCGACTCAATAAAATGCGAAGATTGCAACGGGGAAGGATCACATTTCGGAAAATATTCGGCAATAGTAATAGAAGGAACCATGATTGCAGAATGTTTGGTTGATTTATGCAAAAACCTCCCAAATGCAAAGCTGTTTTTTCCGCATAACGAGCAAGGGGTGATCCCTCTTGTTTTTGATGGCGGCAATGGTGGGGTTATGAGGATGAATTAATGAATTGCCCTAAGTGTGGAATAGAAAACGACGACAATTGGTCTATATCAATCAACGGAAAAATAGAATGTGGAGGCTGCCAGATTTGTTGGGAAAATGAATCTGATGATGCGTGGTGGGATGCAATGGAAAGCGTTTACCAGGAGGAAAAGAATGGGACTAAAAGAATGGTTCGATAAATTAAAAACTAAAAATGGGTATCGTGTGCTCGCAAAAGCAGACCGAGCGGTGATAACCAAGCTAGTTGAAGAAGCGCTTAGTAAAGAATCGGTAAAGGCAGGTGGAAACATTGTGATAAAAACCGCAGGACCGGAAAGTACAAGCGGGAGCATGCGCGGGCACTGTTACGACGGAACAGGGTGGGTGGAGTGTGATTTTTGGGAGCATTCTGCCCAAGATAGCAGGTGTATGCTTTTTGGTGGAGAATCAGGAATATCAAAGAGAGATAGCGAATCTCTTCTGATCTGCGATAAAATTTACGGAACTAATTATAATGGGAAAGTATAAAGATGAAGTAATCCCCGGACAAGGTGTCAAGTCCGGGGAAACCGGATGGGGAAATGAAGCAAACCAGAAACTGAGAGGAATGCGACAAAGTGAGGTTATCCTATGTTGATGAAAAAATCAAGAGTTAAGATTGGAAGAATTTATCAAAGTCCTGAAGGGTGGGAAGGAGATTGTAAAAAGTGTGCAGATAGACTTGGATGCAGCCCGAGTAATTTTCGCACACGGATTGCGCGATGGGGGGTTGATGACCCTCGGACCTGGAAGCATAAGGAAGATCTTAAATATAGAAGTAGAGGTAGAAAACGAGACGATAATATCTATGAGAGCCCTTTTAGCTACTATAAAGGAACTATAGATGAAATTGTTGATATTCTCGGCATAACTCGCCAATGCTTTATCCGTAGGCTAAAAAAGTATGGTACTGATGATATTCGCATGTGGATGAATCAGGAACAATCAGAACTATATCGGCTGGTAAGGACTCAGCTACAGATTGGCGCAACAGCTTACTGGTGTCTAGATAAACTGGAATGGTCTTTTAATGGATGGCCTGTCAAGATATTTGTAGGAGATGACGGGATTCCGAGGATTTGATAAAAAGAGAAGGCCTCTTTTTTTGAGGCCTTCTCTCATGGTACTATATTAACCGATGGTCGGTATTGTGTCAAGAGAGTTTATTTACCACTCCTCAGGATATTGTTCACCGCATCCAGGGCATACGGATATTGAATCGCATGCCCAAATCTCTCCACAGGTCGGACAATGCGTGGAAAATGGAGTGACAACAACTCTGGCATGTCACACCTCAGGTCCCTGCTTTTCGTCAGTCTGCACAAATAATTCCGCTGAACAGTCCGAACTTTCTCTTGACTCTACTCGTGACCAATCTTGGTATTTCATTTCCGTTCTCCGTTAAATGATGCCCCGGTTTTCCGGGGTATTTCTCTTCGTCTTAGTCAATCAGTTCGATTTTTTCTTCGATTTCGTAAGATTCAGACTTTGATTCCAATTCAGATAATTCTCTATCATAGTAATACCAACCTTCATCGCAATCATTAAGTGCCAAATCTCCGAGTGACAAGCAATGATAATACTCGTCTCCTGGTCCTTTTATTATTTCGACAATTTTTACTATTGTTCCTATCCTATATTCAGCTTGTGAATCCTTGCAGGTATGACAAGAATCAGGCCATTTAACTATGGCCAGATCACCTAACTTAAATTTTTTTGCCGTACCACCTATAAAGTCGTATATATTCATTTCCTTCTCCGTTAAATGATGCCCCCTTTCGGGGGCGTTTTTCTTAGAATCGATCTTTCCAGCTATCCAGCTCTCTTGTTAGGACGATTGCCGGCCATCCTTTCACTGTGGCGACCGCCTTGATTATCGCCATTCCGTCTTCTTTCGTCTGGAAGGTTCCGTCGTACTCTTTGCTTGCCGGGATGTTCATCATTCTTTTCATCGTTTGCTCCTTTTGTTTTTGTTGTTTTTCCCTCATCCTTTAATTACAATATAACCGAAGCTCGGTATAGAGTCAAGAGGGAAAATAAAAAAAAAGAGCATTAGGTTATTTTTTTTTCGAGTTCGGCTATTTTCTGTTGTAGCTGACTGATAACTTTTGCCTGCCTCTCCACAATTATGACCGCGTCAAGCAAAGCATGGACTACAGAAGTAGCCTTCCTACCTTTTTCAGTCCAAGACTGGGCCGTCTGTTGTGGGATCTTCCAGTCTCGGTAAAACGCTGAGAAAGATCCGTAAATTGTGGTGATAGTTTCGAGCTTTTCTTTGATTGGCGTCATTTCCTTCTCCTTGATGTTAATTGATGAGCCACAAAACACTTTGTGACTCATATTTTGCGGTTTTTGATAGACAAACTCAACAATAAACCGGCATATAATGCCAGCCGTCTTCGTCGGTTATCCATACCGGGTCTTTGCTTAGTTCTTCTCTGATTTTTTTAATATCCTCGTTTTGTTTTTTTATTGCTTTCGCGCAGGCAATTTCGAACTTTAGGCATTCAGACAAGGAGATTTCCATAATTTTGCAGTTATGTTTTTTTGCTGCTTTCCGGCGGGTGTCCCATGCTCTTTTTACTATTTCGCTTGTCAGTTTCATTTCCGTTCTCCTTGGTAGTGTTAATCTTGAGTATGCCTACTTATAACCGAAGCTAGGTGCATAGTCAACAAAAAAAGACACCACAAATAAAAAAAATAAAAAACCCTTGTCAAATAGTTTTAGTCTGGTATTATAAAGACAGCTCGGGAAAACATTTTCGATTGTCGGCTACAACACGAGGTCCGAGCTTGCCGGGTAGTCCGGCTAAATTTGGAGGCGGCCGTACGGTGCGGCCGCCTCCCGCTTAAATATTTGGAGGGGAAATAATGTCTGATGCAGAAAAACTTGCAGAGAAGCTGTATGAGTGGATGGCAGAGCAAAAATACGGAAACGAATCTTTGCTACACGCTTCAGTGTGTTGCGACTTCGCTGGAGCTTCAAGGTTTAAACAGAAGCTCGCTAATATTATTAGTGATCATATGAATCAATGGGAAGATATCCAGAATAATTGGAGGGGAAATGGTAACAACTGATGGGCAAGAGGCGGTAATAGGAAGGTATTATTACAATGAACTAGGGGAACAGGTAGTCCTAGACGATTGCGTCACCGATAGCCAAGGAAAGACAAAATACCTCGTGACTCCTGTCTACGAGGGGAAAGCAATGGAAATTTATTGTGTTGGAGGGCCAACTCTTGAAAGGGATATTCCTTACGAGCACCATGGATCGCAGCGGCTCGTAAACGCTATCTTTGTCGAAGAACCGATGGCTAAGGTCGGGGAAAAGACAAAGAAGGCGGTTGAAGAGCTTCATTATTTAGCTCTTGCTGTTGGAGAGCTTGCCAATAGGAAAAAAGCTCTTGAGATTGAGACAAGTAAAAACGAAAAACTCGCCGAAAATCTTAAAAAACAAATCGAGGCAATAAATATTGCTAGGATTTCAGCGGCAAAGGAAAACGATAAATTGATTTTAGAAATAGCCGAAAAGAAAGCAAAGCTTTCTGAGCTTGAGGACCTATGCAATCGGCATCCTGGTGGAGATTATCTCGTCGTAGAAAAAGCTGAACTGGCAAGACTCAAAAAAAGAGACTACGAGCTTGATTGCCTTATAAGACACGGAGTCGATACCTGGGATGGCTATGGTGATGCAATGAAAAAATACCTGGAAAGATATCCGGAATAATTGGAGGGGAAATGATTACAAACCAGCAAATATACGCACTCCAGGCCATGCGTTACTTGGCAAGGGCAGGAGTAGGAATTGTCGTAAGTCGTCAAGAAATTGCTGACGCGGAAGGGATTTCAACCCATTTTCTCGCCAAGATTCTACAAGACCTAAGCAAGAGGGGCCTGATTGAAATCAGGCAGGGCAGCCGGGGTGGACCAGTGCTAATAAAAAGCCCTGATAAAATCACGCTGCTTGAAGTTTTGGAGATCTGCGGCGGGCCATTCCATTTTAACCGCAACGGCGGCGGAAAGATCGACTGGTACATGGAGCGGTCAGAAAACGAGTTAATGGCTGGATTTGACGAGATAACAATAGCAGACCTGGTGGAGGACGAATGAAAGGATGGAAGACATGGACCGGAGCCACAATTATCGGACTGTCGGCAGCGCTTAAGGCGGTAGGCGGGGAATACGAACAATACGCCGAAATACTGGTGATGGTAGGCGGAGTTTTTGGCTTGGTAGGCATTGGACATAAGGCTGATAGGGCGGCAAGATAACGGAGGGGAAGTGAGCGAACAATTTAGGTCTAGGCCTAGTATAGGCTACGGAATCTGTATAGAACGATCTATCGACGGTAAAAACTGGTTACAAGAAATTTACGTTAATACCGGGGTAGCGGCTAGCACGGAGAAGTTGGCGGTTAAAATAGAATATATGCTTGGGAACTATAAGAAGTTACTCAGGTATATTTGCCCTGAAGGGGTCGACTGCGAAGGCGACGAGGCCGTAGAGTGTGAAGATTGCTGGGACAGGTTTTTTAACAAAAAAGTTGACGAATTGGGGAAATAACGGAGGGGGAATGAAGAAAGGATTTACGGTGATTGAGTTGTTGATTGTTATTGCCATTATCGGGATATTGGCGGCGATTGCTGCTCCGATTGTGCAAGAAAATTTAAGCCCAAACTATGAAACTGAATATGTGGAGGAATAATGAAGGACTGGGATTCAGTTGAAAAAGCAGTTGAAAAAGGACCATTACAGGGAGGATTAAAGATTATCCTCGTCATCGCGGTACTAATCGCCTGTGTGTGGGGAATCGGAACAGTTTTTGGAGTATTTGGCGAAGCAACACAGGTTGCTAAAGAGCAATTCGGGCCACGTGCCATGCTTCAGAAATACGAATGGTTCAAGGATTGCTCGGCGCAGCTTGATAACAAAATAGCAAGTATCGGTGTTTATCAGCAACGTATTGACGGCATGAATAGCGATTACGAGGGGGTGGCTCGAAAAGATTGGCCTCGCACTGACCGCGAGCAGATGTCTCAATGGAGGTCTGAGGTCGCAGGGGTAAAGGCGAGCTATAACCAATTGTCTGCGGAATACAACGCTCAAATGTCGAAATTCAATTGGGCTTTTGCGAATGCCGGCTCATTGCCGGAAGGGGCGACAAAAACACTTCCTCGCGAATACAAGCCTTACTTGGAGAACTAAATGAAGCGAATATTAGTTTTGATCGTGTCGTTATCTTTTATTGTCGTCGGCTGCAACGAAACCTCAGCTAAAAGAGGACCTGTTTCCGACTCCGGAGTTCGCAAGGTATCTGCCAGCGTAAAAACCGGCCCAAGCGGAATGACGGTTGAACAGGAAAACGTGAAACGGCGAGTCGAGGAAGATAACAAGCCTGGAGCCATTAAGCACCTTTACTTGATTTCGGCTTACTCAGGGCAAGTCATTTTTTATTCAACAGTTGATGGGAAGGTGACTTCGAGCGGCAAGCGGTTGACAAGTGAAGTTCATTTCGAAAAAGGAGATACCGGAGAATGGCAAGGAGATTTTGTAATGCCTCGTATTCAAGACGATGGAACATATGGAAGCTCAATCCCTTACATTTTTTGGTGGGACACAAAAGGAGTTTACCATCAGCACTACATATCAGGCGGGCAGATCGTGCACGTAAGTGATCAGCCTATTTCGGTAAAAAGCGTCATTATTAATCTTGAATCTGTTGACAATGCCGAAAAATAACGCTATGATAACACAAAGCTTAGATCCGGGTGGCACCGGGGAGCTGGCGGAAAAATGGTCGGAGATATTAAAGCGCTTTATTAGAGTGACGCCAAGGCTGGTCATCCGACCGATCAGCCCACTCTAATAAAGCGCTTTTTTTGTGTTTGGTTTCGTGCTTTGACAAGTTTTTGAGCCGCTTTAGTTCAAATGGAAGAACCTCTCATTTGTAATGAGAATGTTCCGGGTTCGAATCCTGGAGGCGGCTCCAACTCAATCTCAAAGAGAACGTAGTAAAAAGTCTTCGATCATCTTACAGATGCTAGACCCTCTAAAAGGCCGGATTATTCTAGCTGTACCGGCAGCCTTCTCGCGCATCGCAGGTTGGCAGCCGTCCTGCAAATAGCAGGGCGGCATCTTTAAGGTGATTGGAGTAAAAGTAAAAAGTCGATGGCGTCTTAGAACAACCAAACCGGACGCCAATTATTTGATGGTATTGGGAGGCGATTAGTTTAAATATTGCGTTATAATGCCTGTGGAGCTCTCAACCGGTGAAAGGCAAGTAATATTTGCTAATTTCCTCCCCATGCCATCAATAGGATAAACAGGAAAACCCGAAGACGTAAAACGGCCTCAAATGAAAATAGTCGAATTAAGCGAACAAGAGCTAGGCGAAGTGCATGCTGTGCTCAAATATCACTAAAACGCTGTGGCTGAGGGCAAGGCCGATTATGATAGTATGTGTGACGACGGAGACGACCTTGATTTATGTGGAGTATTTTTGAGCGTGATAGAGCAGCACGAAAAGTTTGCTAAGATTTTGAGGAAAATAACGCAGTAAGCTACATACTCACCAGGCAATGGTAAAATAGGAGAGGAAATGAATTGGTTTAAAATGTTATTCAAAAGGAAAAAGAAAGTTAAACGTAAACGAAGTGAAACAACTCGTTTAAAAACAAGCGCCAGGAATGACAACCATTCGGAAGAGGATTTTGGCACAAGTGCAATCGTCGCCGCTGCGACTGACTCGGAACTTTTAGGCTATGCTGTTGGAGGAAGTATCGTAGGGGCAATTGTCGGCGCATCTTTAAGTGGTGACGATTGTTCACACGGTGGCAGTGATTATCATGGTGATATTTCTGTAAGTGACAGCTCATCCTACTACTCGGGCGGGTCATCGTATGATGGTGGATCGTCATGCGGTGGTAGTAGTGATTGAAGAGGTGCAAAATGATTCAAAAATGCACATGCAAGCACGACGGACAAGACAAATTACACGGCAACGGAAACCGTGTATTCAACCTGACAGGCAAAGGCCCGGTAGGCGTTAAGGTCTACCGCTGTACTGTTTGCGGTAAAGAAAAGCAGTAATAAAGTTTCAACCGCCCAAAAAAAATCACAAATCTCCGAAGTTCTCGACCTGTGGGCGGTTGGATTAACCTTGGAGGGGAAATGGCGTTAAGAGATTACGTAGTAAAGCACGATAAGTTTGAATGTGACGATAACGAGTTCCAATTATGTTTCCCATGTTGCGCCTGTAAATTTAGGCGTGGAAACGATGATGAGGAGCCGTGCATATCGTGCCAGCATAACCTTAGATGTGAATTACCGGAGGAGAAATGAGAACCATAGAATTACCGGAACTGCCTGAAATAGGAGTTGAAGTAATCAATATGGAGCTATTGCGCCTAGCTTCTATGTTTGACAAAAAAGACATCATCGTTTCGTTGGATGAGATTATGATCAATGATTGGCAGATAAGCCCATTCTCGTCTGATGGCTGTAGCTGCTGGCCTGATTCGTTTCTTAAGCGTAAAGGATTTTCTCTTGAACAAGTTTCGATTTATCCAGCTTGTTTCTGGCACGATGTCAGGTACTGGCTTGGAAAACTAGGGGATGACCTTGCCAAGTTATACGCCGATACCGAGCTAATGAAAGACGTCGCCGCAGCGCATTCAATAGGGCTTGGAAAGCTTATGTTTGAAGGCGTACAAGCCGGCGGAATCGAGGGATTGAAGCTTCCGTTTAGTTGGGGGTTTGGGTGGAAATAATACCAAAAAAATGCCTTCCGGCCTGTGATTTCCGTTGTAATAGAGCACAGGAACTAGACCTGGAGTGCGAAACCTGCCCAGGGCGTAACGAGGAAAAGCCTATGCCGGGAGGAGGTGAGCTACCGAGGTGGAGATTGGTTTTAAAAATGGAGTTTGGTAATCTCATTAGACCATGGAGAGATAGCAAGGTTAATTTAGATGTTATTTCTGGTCTATGTTATTGGGAATACGGAAGAGCCTGGATTCAATTCGAACGTAACGGTATAAGCTAATGGAAATTAAAGTAAGAATAACACCTAACAACGAAATACCGGCGTTTGCTGGATACCTCACAGGATCTGTAAGAGAACCGGTAACGGAAATAGCCGTGAATATTGAGGCCATGGTGAATACGTCTGTAGACAAGGAATATCCGATATCCTTTGAAGAAATATTTACCACTTCTGTTGTCCACGAGTTACTGCATGCGATCCAGGATATTTACCGGAGAGAATTTGACGAAGAGGAGGTCGAGAAGGTCTTGATGCAGGCGGCTGAGATGATGTATGGAGATGGTGAATAATGGGCGAAAGGGGAGATGAACTTAAACGCGACAACGGAAAGCCGATGTGGGATCTCCTACCGTTCGGACCGATAAGAATGATCGTCGACGTGTTAACGTTTGGGGCTGAAAAATATGGACCTGAGCAATGGCAAGATGTGCCTGATGCAAAGCGTAGGTATTTTGCGGCAATGATGAGGCATATTGATGCATGGTGGAGTGGGGAGATATTCGACGAAGAGAGCGGACAGCATCATCTTGCGCATGCTGGATGTTGTCTTTTATTTCTGCTCTGGATAGATGGATGTAAATAATGAGAGAAAACTATACTACTCAATATGATTGGTTTTTTACCATGACAGCAAGCAGTTATTTCAAAGATACCAATATTGGCTGGAAGTGGTTTAAAGCCCAAGCATTAGCAGAGAGTAGTCTTAATCCGAGTGCCGTAAGTCCGGTAGGAGCAATGGGGCTAATGCAGCTCATGCCGTTTACATGGCAGGAGATCCGCAGCTCACTTGGGCTAAGGAATGATCCCTATGACCCGGCTATCAATATAACTGCCGGTATTTATTACGACCGCCGAATATACGATATATGGAAGGCGGAAAAAGGTTTGGAACGAATCCGCTACATGTTTGCCTCTTACAACGCTGGCCTTGGCAACATCCTCAAAGCCCAGAAGCTAGCCAATATTCCTGATAAATGGGAGAGTTTGGCGGAGGTTTTGCCAAAAGTAACAGGTAGGCATGCAGAGGAGACAATCAACTACATCAAACGAATCGAAAATTACAAGAAGGAACTGTAACTCACGATCTGATAAGGGGAGATGGTGATGATGATAAAATTTTGGAAGCCTGAATCTGGCGTTATTGGAGGATCAATATTCGGAATTATTATTGGTTTATTTATACTCTCTCCAATTATGGTAGGTATTTGCATATGGCAGGGGTAGAGATTGCTACAGGAGAGCTTATTATCAAAAGCCGAATGTTAGCTCTGAAAAAAGAGCTAAAAACAAGACTAAAGAACAGAAAACGACTGGTTAAAGTATATCCGATAAGGGGGGATGGTAAATGGAATTAGGGCACATCACAATAAAAATAAGGGAAGGAGAAGAGCTCAAGCTATCTCTTGATGAGGCAAAAAATCTCCAGAAAGTTTTGAATGATATATTCCCCCAGGAGTCCCCAACTTTTATTTATCATTATTATCCAGCACCATGGATACCGACAACCCCATGGTGGGAAACAACGTATACCGGAGATCTAGTAATCGAATACAAAACTTCAGGTACAACTTAATGGCCGGTCGAATAGAGCTTAAAATACTCCAAGACGATTCCAAGTGTCCAAATGCAGGACGGTGCAATCTCGGGCGAAGTGGCAAGGACCGGGCAGAGTGCTTGGATATACCCTGCCTTTGTAATGATTACTGCTGGGGGAAGACTTGTACGGGATGGTGTGAGAAATGAAAACTCAACTTTGCGATACTTGTAAAAATGGTAAAATAATTTCTTCAAGAGAAGATTTCGAAAAACAAGTTATTAAGAAATCGCGAATAAGTGGAATTACAGGCAATAGTTATGTGTGTAATTCAAAATTCATCAACATTTTCCATGAAATAGGCTATCAAGGTCCTGTTGGGTGCTCGGCGTGGGAATAGAGTAAAACTTGTGATGGTGGATGTGAGAAGTGATGCATAATATCATTAAAAAATATTTATATTATCGATACGACGGTCATCGTGAACAGTTGAGACCTCCATTAGGTTGGTGTAATTATTGCGATTCTAATTTTTTATATAAATTAAAATATGTATTTTTTCTTAAGCCAAGATGGATGTTTGAGTGCAAATTATTAAAATTAACAAAAAATGAACACATGTAAATGCGGAGAGCTAACAGAATTTAGCCTATGCGCAAAATGCGAGATAAAGGCGGCGAAAGATGCAAAAAAAGATACTAAATGATATTTTATCAATAATATTGGGAATTACTGGTGGAGTAATTATTTATACTGTTAGCCCTAAAGTAGCAATTGGCGTTTTTATAGTATTATGGGGCAATAATATTATGCTAAACAGAAATACCAGTGACACAGAAAATATAGACAGAATGGTGGCTAAATTTCATGCAAAAAGACAAGGCAAGAGTGATTGAGCATCTTGTGGCTCTAGTGCAATTTGTAGCCGGAATCACTATCATGTCATCGGTAAGCGTAAAGCTCGCCGTCGGGATGATACTGTTTGCCGTCGGAGTAAATTCAATGATGCGCCTCTATCTCGTTGAAAAAGTTTTCAAAATTGACGAACCTGTGGTAAAATATAGAAAAATGTAACCAATCCTTTTTACGGTAGCCAATAACGGCAATCATTCTCCCATGTAGGTAGAATGATAATTAAAGTTTATCTATCAATAATTTAACCGTAAAGAGGTAGAGTATGCCGGAAAAACCATTTGAAATAGGCGATGTCGTGGTTCACAAAGCAACGAGGAAGCCAGCCGTTGTGGTGGAAATAATAGATGAGTACGATATTATAGTCTCATATGATTACCACCACGAATGCACGTGCAGAATAAACGCCGTGGAAAAACAATAATTTGCTACGGAGGGGAAATGTTTAAGATTGTTTTGATTTTGTCTATTACCGCTGGATTTGAAGCAGGCGGGGCATTTGGACAGGTTGTTGAATTATCACCAGTATATGAAACAATGGAAGAGTGTGTAGCTAATTCAAAAAGGCTGAAGATAACTGATAATTCAGCAGGGAACACACCGTATGGGCATGTTAAAACTTATCCAATGTGTATAAAAAAATAATGGAAACAATAGGTGAATTACACGTCAAGGTAACCGGCATCGGGAGAAGCCGGTTTGGGTTATGGCTCATGGGAGTTGTCGCCAGGTCTTTTAATATCGATCTTGATATTAAGGTTATGACGAATAATAAATATGTCTACCATAAGCTTCATGATGCTTTATCGTATAGAGACAAACAAGAAGATTATGACAAAAAGTGACAAAAAGTGACAAAAATCATCATTTTTTAAAATATTGATAATAATGATTAATTTAAACGGGTAGGACACATGCCTGGGCGGCAGTATACTGACAGGGAAAAACTTAAAATAATCGGCATGTTTGAGGAGTACATTCAGACTACTGATAGGCCTTTTGTATCATCGTTTTGCGCTAGAAACGATGTGTTTATTCCCAGGTCAAGGATTTATGATTGGGCTAAAGAAAGTGAGCACCTTGCATGGCTACTTGAGGTATGCAAAACAAAGCAGTGTTCAAGACTATGCGAGGGTGGGCTTGATAACGAATACAACCCGACTATAACAAGGCTCATCCTTTCTACCAATCACGGGTTTACCGAGAGGACAGAAAACACAGGAAGCGCTGATAAGCCTGAACACAAGGTTATTACCTTGCAAATGAGCCCGAAGGATGCAGCACGGCTCTACGCTGAAATGGTAAAGGGAGAAGAGTGATGGGGTTCAAGTATTGCGATGCATGTAAGTATTCTTCTCTGAGAAAAGACCCTCATGGAGACATGAGATGCTTATCTTCTGTAGAAGTTGATAGAGGCCTTTACGATGTAGATGGTGACGAAACGTGCACTGGATTCACTGAAAATGATCCTCCTATAAAAATAACCTGTTGCTATTTATGTTATGTAAAGAGCGATGGTAGAAGTTTTTTTGGTGGAGGTAAAGATGTGTTTGGATGTTTCTGGTGGAGAGAAATCCCAAAATATCTCTACGACGCACTGATTCGATTTGAGGAAGAGGGGAAATGAATAACGAACACACCGGAGACCTATTCGAAATAAGAGCATTCGAAGAAGCAGATGAACGTATGGAGGCTGCCGGCAAAAACCCAGCGAAAGGCTCTGAGTACTGCAACACGTGCCGGTGCGCTATCGGTGATGAATATCCTTATGGCTGCAAGCGCGACGAGGTCGTGACGATTATCTATCCTGACGATGGCAGGGTGATTTGCAGTGGGTATTGGAGGTATGCATAATCATGGTTTTGTATAATTATTGCGTATTACATAACCGTAATGGAAAATTAGTTCATTCAAGCGGATCAGTGGAAGATGTTAGGCGCGTTAAGAATAATGATGAATACAAAATTCTTTATGATAAAATTAAGGATAGATTAAAAGCACGAGAAATTGTTATAATTTCTTTAAATGTCATCTACGATGGGGAGTGACGCTGTGAAGCTCAACCCAGGCGAAGAGTTTGTCGGGGAATGGGTCGAGATTAAAGAGGTAATTGGCATCGGATCTCATCCTCCTTATGATGGTAATTTAACTATTATTAAACAAGGAGAATCAATAATCAATGAAAGAAAAAACCTGCCGAACCTGTAAACACCACAAGTTAAAGAAGTTCATCGTCGACGGGAGCAATTCCAGAACGGTTAAATCGGAGTGTTCCAGTGGGGTGGAGGTACAGCATCAGGATATTAGTTTGTGCGATGAGTGGGATGTGAAATAAATGAGATGGGCACCAAAAAAGCCTGGTATTGAGGTGTATGAATGAACAAGTGTCCTGGAAAAAATAACGTAATAATCGGCGATGGATCTACCTGCACCCATAATAATTGCGTTTTAATCGGAACAAATATTATCTCAACAGAAGATTATGAAATCGTAGTAGGCAATGAGAAAGTTTCAGTGTCTCGAAAAATGACCGAAAATGAATTTGCCGAAATAAGGGCAATATTGATTTCTATAGCTAAAGGTTTTGAAGCTGATAGGAATGTTGACGAGAAAGGTTGACAACCACAACGAAACCTGTATAATGGAAGTGTCAAAGCTATGAAGTCGCCTGGGAAACGATGGAGCTTTTAAAAAAATACTTGAGGGGCTAAGAAGGCTTTATCAACGGGTTCCCTACCGGTTTTTCTCTCAAGGAATCGGTACCGTTGGTAAAGCCTTTTTTGTTTTATGCATTGGAAAAATATAACAGATCGCAAGAAGAAGTATAAAGCTTATATCATATCGGCTGAATGGGCCAAAATAAGAGCTGATATCATTATCCTTAGGGGTGGGAAATGCGAGTTATGCGGAAAGAATGGAAAGCAGGTACATCATATAACGTATGAAAGGTTATTTGATGAAGAGCCTGACGATTTAATATTGCTATGTAATAGATGCCATATGGGCGAGCATGGAAAACTTCCAGCCAAAAAGAAAAGAAATCTACAGCATAAGAAGAAGAAAAGAAAGGCGAAAACAAAAAAGGTTTTTAACGAAAGAGGGTTATTGGTGACGGTGAGGATAAAAAATAAGAAGAAAAAGAAATGAAAGTTGCGCGTCTTAACGAAATAAAGGTAGGGGAACGAAATGAGAATTTATAAGGAAGAAAAAGTTACTAGCATAGTAGAAAAGCTGGTTGAAACAAAGTGCGATCTTTGCGGTAAGATAGCAAGTAGGGGAGATTGGGAATCATCAAGTTACGAAGTAAACGAAGTTGAGATTGAGGTTGTAGTTAGACAGAAGGATGGAAGCTCTTATCCTGATGGAGGATGTGGTACAAACTACATTGTTGACATGTGTCCTGAGTGTTTCAAAACCAAGCTAGTCCCATGGCTTGAATCACAAGGTGCGACATGCAAAAGAGTTGAATGGGGTTATTGAATGATCACCATGGGGATTGCCAGGGTTAAGGAGGGATGGATGGAGCTAACACCGATACAAACCAAGGTAGGTAATGGCAAAAGGTTTGAAATTTATCATTACACGAGAAATAATATTGAAAAGATCCAAAAGGAGAATGGAGTTGAGTCTATAACCTTCATCCCGGTTGGATCTAAGTCTTTCATGAATGAAACAATCATTGAGTATAATATAATGGTTGTATATGGAGCCAAGGAGGAGGGGGGATGAATAGATGGTGCGATACGTGCATAAACCTTGAAAGATCTAATGTCGAAAATATAGAAAACGACCTAGTAAGATGCAAGAAGGCTGATCTTGACGTCATTGAATACGCTCAAGGCAAGAAGGACGGCTGGTGTGAATCGTGGGATGGCAAACTTCCGGAAAATTACGAAGCGTTTTACAGGGAGTATGAAGCCCTCTGTAAAAAGCATGGGCTGATGGTTATATCTGAAGGTGAGGAAGTAACGATATACAGATACAGGGAAGGGCTCTGGGGGCTAAGAAATAGCACCGCTGATGATGATGTGGGGTTGGAATAATGAGCGAGAAAAACGGAACAATCAACGGCATCCCCTGTATGATCAAACTTAGTTTTTCGCAAGACTACGGAATTGGCGGTAAGCCTGGTTTGAGATATTGGAGAGGGTTTGCTTTTTTTGAGGATGAAGAATCAATATTACATATCTTGCAAAGCTGTCATGAAAACGATTACGTCACCGTTGAAAGTCATGGGTACACAGGATCTGCCGTTATAGATAATTGTAGCGGTGAAAATAAGACGTTGTTGTTTGAGGGTTCTGGAGCTCTGGAGAGGAAGGTTATTGGACGGGAAAATGATGCGTATTGACGAGATTCTTAGTGAGCTGAAGAGGGAAGGGGAGACGGTAAGAGTTGCCGTGCAAAAAGTCGGATCGCTAGAGAGCTTAGGTGTGAGAAGAATTCCATTGGCGTTATTCGCTAGCAATGGCGGAAAAGGTACTACGATTGAATTTGAAGACGGAATAATTGTGAGTATTCAAATTTCATGAATGAAACCATCATTGAGTATAATATAATGGTTGTATATGGAGCTAATGAGGAGGGGATAGGATAATGGAAAAGCCAAAACCATGCCCATTTTGCAAGCGGACAGATCTTTTAGGTGTCGAGCCGCATCCGGAAAATTCTTTCCTTGTAGTTCGTTGTCGAGCATGTGGACTTATCGGACCGACAAAAACGGCCGAAAATGAGGTGGAGGCCGTCGCTATATGGAATGATAGGCCTGATTAACGGTCTATGAGATGGCATGATGATGGAAGACAATTACGTTTTGTGCGTGTGAAGTTAAGGAGGATGGAAAATGTGCTCACAAAGTGAAGCTAAGATAGGAAACGACAGGATCGACCTTGATATGCCTTATGCTGGTGGTTCGATCAAAATAGGAGATCTTGAATATCACGTACAAAAATCTACCTATCATCATCCAACGTGTTCACGAAAAGATATGGAGGAAAAGCTTTCAAGCTATTCGAAGGAAGAGATAATCAAAGCAATTCTTGATATAGTTGAAAATGCTGAGGAAACATAGGAGAGGGAAATGAAAAGATTCATACTATTTGGAGGGAGCCAATTCTACCCTAAAGGTGGAATGTTCGACTACCTCGGGTCGTTTGATAGCAGGGATGCGGCAGGGGTTGAGGGAGTTCTAAAATATACTGCTGACGATATCGACTGGTACCATGTAGTTGACACGGAATCAGGAATGATCGTTGAGAATAGAGAATGTAATCCATGTTGAGGGTAAGTGTTAATAATGAGTAATGCTTGGCCCTATAAAAGCTATACCGAAATCTTCATGGAGCGACAGGCGAGGATCATTAAAATTCAATCAGATCCGATCCTTCAGCTAGGGTGCAAGGAATATTATCGCGGAAAGCCTGTTGAATTCATACAAGACTTCGGCATTACTTATGATCCTCGCAATGCAAGCAGTGAGGATCTCCCAACCATAATGCCTTTCGTTCTTTTCCCTCGGCAAATAGAATTTATTCAATTCCTCCATGAATGCTATATTGACCAAGAGTCTGGTATAGTTGAGAAGACAAGGGATGCCGGTATGACTTGGTGCGGGACTGCCTACACTGTTTACCTGTGGCTATTTGAGGAGGGTAGTAGCGTCGGATGGGGTAGTAGAAAAGAGATCCTTGTGGATAAGATAGGGGACCCAGACAGTGTCCTGGAGAAGGTTAGGATGCAGATTAGATACCTTCCTAGTTTTTTGTTGCCTGAAGGATTTTCAGAACAAAAACATTTCTCTTTCATGAAAATAATAAATCCAGAGAATGGTTCTACCATTACCGGTGAAGCAGGCACAAATCTGGGGCGTGGGGGAAGAAAAAGCCTATACCTGGTAGATGAAGCTGAACACATTGAAAGATTAGAGATGATTGAAGCAAGCTTATCTGCCACAACTGAAGTGCGTATTGATATTTCATCAGTAAACGGCAACGCAAATATTATTGCTCGCAAGCGTCAACAGGGAGAAGAGTGGGAAACTGGCAAAAAGATTAAACCAGGGACAACAAGAGTGTTCATCTTTGATTGGAGGAGCCACCCGCTAAAAGATGAACAATGGTACCAAAAAAGACGCGATAAGGCTGAACGAGAAGGGCTTTTACATATCTTCGCTCAAGAGGTAGACCGCGACAGAACAGCATCAATAACCGGAGTTCTAATAAAAGCCGCTTGGGTAAAAGCCGCCATCGATTTCCACCTAAAACACCCAGAAGCATTATCCGGCCTATCTTTTGCCGGCCTTGACCTAGCCGACGAAGAAGAAGGTGACTCAAAAGCCTTAGCCATACGCAAAGGGATAGTCCTTACCAACCTCGACGAATGGCAGACAGGCGATGCCGGCCAAGCGACATTAAAGGCCGTGGTAGAATGCCGCCAGCGCTTAATCAACACCATCTGCTACGATTGTATAGGGGTAGGAGCAACCGCCAAAAGCGAAGTTAACCGTCTCCGGCGTGAGGGTAAATTCAATTTCGGAAAACTGGAGATCATCCCATGGGCGGCGAGCGCAAGAGTACTCAACCCGGACGAAAACACGATAAAAGGCGACAAAGAATCTCCAAAAAACAGCGATACGTTCAAAAACCTTAAAGCCCAGGCTTACTGGTCGCTGAGAACAAGGTTTGAAAAAACTTATAAAGTAGTATATAATAATGAAAGTTATCCGATTGATGAATTAATATCAATCGATTCCACGATATCGGGCTACGACAAGCTTATCCAGCAGCTTTCACAGCCTACATTTAGCCATGACGGACAGGGACGCATACTGGTCGACAAAAATCCAAACGGTGTAAAGAGCCCGGATCTTGCAGACGCGGTTAATATGGCGTTCTTCCCGGTGCCGTCTAAAATCAAACGTGCTGGAACATGGGGATAGGGAAATGAAAAAACCATTAAATCTAGGGAAACTACTATTCGCCGTATGGGTGATAGTCTTATTCGTCCTGGCCTTCAACAAAGTCTCAAGCGCCGGGCATCTTAACCCTGAAAAATACTATCAGCAACAATGGTGCGAGCATCGCGGCCAGATGGAGGTTGCTCTTCCTGATGGCACAAGGGTGGATTGTCTTACCCAAACCTCTGCCGTCGAAATGGATTTCGCTCCTAAATGGACCGAGGCTATAGGGCAAAGCCTTTACTATTCTCTCCAGACAGGGAAGCGTGCCGGCATCGTCTTGATCATGGAGAGCGAGAAGGATGTAAAGTATTTGATTAGGATGAACAGCACGATTAAGCACTTTGGGTTGCCGATTGATGTTTGGTATATTGGTGATGGCGCTATTAAATAGGAGGGGAAATGATTAACAAGTACGAGCTTGATGTCGATAATTTTTGTGAAGAAGTTTTCTATTTTCTAGAGGGAATATCGAGAGGGATTGAGGGGCATAAGTGCGTTGTACATGCTTTAGATGAAGAAGGAGCAGCAAAAATTATATCAGCCGCGTTGTGTGATTTTATTGAGCCAAGATTAAATAAAATTAACGATAATGAGGCACAATGAAAAAAGTAATCATAATTCCAGCACGGCACGCAAGCTCTCGATTTCCTGGAAAACCACTCGCCATGATCGGAGGCAAGACCATGATTGAGCGAGTAGTTGCGCAGTGCCTTATGGTTAACGGAGTAGACGACGTGATAGTGGCTACAGATCACGTTCACATAGCCGGAATGGCCAATTCAGCCGGAGCATTATCGGCAATAACAGGAATTCATCATTCCGGAAGCGATAGGGTAGCAGAAGCAGCACGGCAACAAAACCTTGATGATAACGACATCGTAGTCAACGTTCAGGGAGACGTTCCGTTTATCTCGCCTCGGCTCATTGAGCAGCTTATTGACGAGATAGTGGGGCATGATCATTACGACATCGTGACGGCGGCAAGAAAAAGAGATGATACAAACGGATTTTACGATAAGAATAATGTCAAAGTCGTGATCGATAGAAAAGGAAAAGCTTTATCTTTCACCCGGACTCCTTTTTACGCTGAAAGAAACGGCGATGGCACTTGGCTTAACCATATAGGTATTTATGCCTATCGTAATTCATCTCTTCAGCGATTCGTCAATACGCCACAAAGTCAGCTTGAGAAGAAGGAAAAGCTCGAACAACTCAGGGTGATTTATGAGGATTTTTACATCCACGTGGCTATATCGCAGTTTGATTGCGGGGTTGATGTGAATACGCCGGAGGATTTGGTGATGGCTAACAAGATGACTCTTTGTGAATAAACTTTGGAGGGGAAAATGAGGGAGATTAGAATATTATGTGATCCGGCTGGCGCTATTGCTATTAATGACCCTACTGGTGCAACTTTTCAGTTTGTTTTGTATGATACTGAAAAGAAAAAAATAATAAGAAGATACGAAAAATATGACGGTTTCACAGACTTTAAAGGGGAGCTTAAAAAATTGCTCCTTGAGAGACTTGAGGCGGTAGAAAGAGATTGGATAAAAGAGACAACAACCATTAAGATTGAGGAAATGCCTCACAAAAAATAACCCTGTCAAGAAAAAAATCAAAAAAATACTTGCTTATTATTATCACCTTAGTGTATCGTAAACACACAAAGTGTTAAAATTACGCTAAGGTGAGCATGGCCAATAAGCTTTCCAAAGAGCAGCTTGAGCAAAAGAAGCTGCTCGTACAAGCCAAAAAGCTTGAAATTCTTTCCTCCGTTATCCAGCAGAGATCCGCTGTAGCTGCGAGATTGGGTAAATCTTTCGGCAATAAGAGAGATCTTTACGAAACTCTCGGATATCCTTCACTTGAAGGCCTCACGCACGAAAATTTCCTTGCAAAATACCGCCGTCAAGACATAGCGCAGCGTATAGTTAAAGCTATGCCTGACGAATCGTGGGAGAAAATTCCCGAGATCACCGACGAATCGGAAAGCGAATCATCCTTTGGAAAAAGCTGGAAAGAGCTTGTCAAGAAGTTCAAGATCTATAGCGTATTCAAACGAGCAGACATCCTATCAGGAATAGGCAATTATTCTGTTTTGATGATAGGATTCAATGATGGAAGAGACCCGCGAGAGCCTGTTCAAAGAGCTTCTGAAATACTTTACCTTCAGCCTTATGGGCAATGGTCTGCCGTAATAAATAAACTCGATCCAGACCCAAAAAGCCCGCGCTACAACCGCCCTGAATCATATCGCATAAGCTTCTCAGAGCCTGCATATATTGGGGATGCTGTCCAGCTTAGAGAACTTGAAGTTCACCATTCCCGTGTAATCCATATCGCAAGAAACCTGCTCGAATCTGAGATATCAGGCACTCCTGAGCTTGAGCCTATTTACAACCTACTCAATAACCTTGAACTGATTTCCGGCGGAAGCGCTGAGATGTTTTGGCAGGGAGCGATGAGGGGTTTGGCATTTATTGCCGATAAGGAATACGATATTACCGAAAAGGCAGCCGAGCTTACAGCAGAAATCGACAAATACGTCCACGGCCTTCAGCGATACATGAAATTGCAGGGGTTAGACGTTAAGTCTCTTGAGCCTAATATTGCTTCACCTCGGGATGCTTTTGACATCCAGATTGATCTTATCGGGGCAGCAAAGGCAATGCCGAAACGTATCTTGATGGGCTCAGAGCGTGGAGAGCTTGCATCCACTCAAGACGACGAGGCATGGACTTCGAGAGTCGAAACAAGACGTGTTGATTTTAACGAAAACGTTATCCTCCGGCCTTTTATCGACAAGATGATTGAGCTTGGAGTAATGGAAGGACCGCCCGGTGAAGAGTACTCGATTGAATGGCCTCCGTTAACCGCACCCACTCCAAAGGACAAAGCTGAGGTCGGCAAGACTGTTTCCCAGGCAATACGTGAATTCTATTCTTCTCCAGGTAACGAGTCTATTCCGCTTGATGTATTTCTCAGCGAGATAATGGATTTTCCGGAGGAGAAGGTTAACCGTATTCGCGATGAAGCTGAGAGGTTACTTAGAGACCTCCAAAAAGAGGACGAAGAAGGCCGAGAATTCGAAGAGCAAATGACGGAAGAACCTATACCTGAAGAGGAAGAAGTTGTTTCCGAGTAACGATGTGAACATTTGTTCGTGTGGTCATCATAGGGCATTAAAAGTTAATGCTCGGCAGATAGACCCGACTCGTACAAAGTCTCTTCGAGATAGATTTGTCGCCGATATTACACGAAGATTCCGCAAGGTTAACCGACTTATCAGAGAATCGGTCGTCAAAAATGATTGTTTCGGAATAAAGAATCAACCTGCAGCCCTAGCCGCAACCGGTGTACGTGAATTTGAATTTAAGCGTGATGACGAGAAGCTTGCTGCCTTTATGGCCTGGCTCGCAACTCAGGTACAGGAAAACATTTTCGAGATCACCACAAGAGACAGGATAGGAGAATCTATTACCGGACTGTGGGCGAATCTCTATATCGATACAGCATACAAGCAGGGAATCCGCCGGGCACGACAAGAAGCACGAAATTCAGGGTTACAGGTTCCTGATATCGGAAACGAGTATATAGACGAGGTGAACGTATCGTTCAACTCGCCGATCCATTCAGAGCGCGCAGCGGTTATCTATTCGAGGGTCTATAGCGAGCTTGAAGGCGTTACCGCCGCAATGGACCAGCAGATTTCCCGAATCCTTGCCGATGGAATTATTCAAGGCTGGGGAACTGAACGAATAGCTCAAGAGATCGCCGCTAAAGTCGAAGGAATAGGGATAACCAGGGCGCTAATGATTGCCCGCACCGAGGTTATAAGGGCGCATCATCTTGCAACTATTCAGGAGTATCGTAACCTTGAAATTCAAGGAATAAAGATTCAAGCAGAGTTCAGCACTGCTGGAGACGGTAGGGTGTGTAAAGTTTGCGCCGGTCTTAATGGTAAAATATTTAGCCTAAATGAAGCAGAGGGAATAATTCCCGTTCACCCAAACTGCCGGTGCGTCTGCTTACCGTATATAGAAGAATAACAGTAACTTACGAGAGAATATCATGCCTATACCACAGCCAAGAAAAACAGAAAAAGAAAGTGATTTTACCACGCGGTGCATGGCTGACGAGACCATGGTATCTGAGTATCAAAACCGTGACCAGCGCGTGGCCATATGTAAACAATCATGGAAAGACCGCAATAAGACTCCAAACCTTAACTCCAGGTTCTTAGAGTTTTCCATCAACCTTACCACTCTTGGCAGGGATGAGACGATAAACGGAACGTTGCACCGTGTTTATCCGGTAACGATGCTCGTTGAGGGGGTGCATCACGGGGCTGTAGGTAGTCCGGCTTTTTATCCGTCTGCCGTGCTTCAGCAATGCGCTTCCCAGTGGAATGGAATGCCGGTTCCGGTATTTCATCCGCAGGACCAAGAAGGAAACTATATTTCAGCCAATTCCGACGGAGTGCAATCTATAGGTTTTATCCGTAACACGTTTTACGACGGCGGTAAGCTCAAGGCCGAAGTGTGCATCGATGTAAACGTGGCCAAGGTTTTACGAGAGTCAATTATTGATGAACTCGATTCCGGGACCATGGAAGTAAGCACCGGTCTTTTTGCCGAGGTTAATGAATCTGCCGGCAAGTGGAATGATGAAGATTACGCAGTCGAAATTCTTTCTATTACGCCTGATCACCTCGCATTGCTTCCCGGCCAGACAGGAGCGTGTAGCCGTAATGATGGGTGCGGAATCCGCCCACACGCAAAGCTTACCGTAAATTTCAAGCACAATAACAGCGTAGCTGATAGCGAGCCTTCTTGGGGGTCAGTGGACAAAACAAAACTTCCACGTGTGGCATTTGCCAACATGGGCAGTGAAGGGCAGAAATCTACCTGGGGTTATCCTCATCACTGGGTGCAAGGAGGAGGTAATCCAAGTGACGCCGGAGTTTACACGACCGGAACAATGTACCTCCATAAGGGTGGATTAAATGCAGCATGGGCTGCTGCTCAAGGTGCAAGATCAGGTCAAGAGGCATCGAGCGCTATCAAGTCTCATCTTGATGCTCACCGTAGAGCTATAAGGGTGCAAGAGGCTATTTCTTCAATAGATGTCAATGTTGAGCCTGAAGAATATCTTGCCAAGATAGCGATGGCAACTGCTGAGGCTGGAGTTTATGCAGATAAGTATGATCTGCTGTCTGCCGTTAAGATTTCAGCAAACGAAACCAGCCACGATGAGATCAGAAATCAATTAGGCCGATATGTAGACTCTCTCGATTCTCCAAGGAGCGAGAAGCAAGAAATTTATAAGATAAATTACATCGAGGCAGTGTTCCCGATGTACTTTATTTACCGAGAAGAATCAAACCTCGGAACAAGGCTGTACAAACAGTTTTATACCGAGCAAAACGGTAGAGTGACAATCGACACCATGAGAGTCGAAGTATACAAGAAAACCGAATACCTGCCCGTACAGGGTAACAGCAAAGGAGAAAAGCAAATGGCAAACAAAGAGCCCTGCTGCCCGGAAAAAGTACGGGCGCTGATTGCAAACAAAAACACAACCTTTAACGATGCCGATGCGGAATGGCTCGAAGGATTAACTGCTGATCAGCTTGGTCATTTCGAGGCAATGGCTGAAGCAGCAACAAAAAAAGAAGGACCTATCACGATGGAAAGCTATTTAGCTGCAGCCCCACCGAAGATTCGCGAAGTGCTTAACGCCGGTCTTAAACAGCTCGACAAGGCACGAACCGAGATGATCGCCACTATCCTGGCAAATGAGGCGAATCCGTTTACCGAAGAGCAACTTAAGTCTATGGACGATACCGCTCTCGCTGGTATTGCAGCTCTCGCTGCCAAGCCTGCTGTTTCACATCAATATTCGTATCTCGGCCAAGGCGGCGGAGGGGTAACCGGAACCGGCAAAACCGAGGAAGAGCCCTACGTAATGACTTCTCTCAATTTCGATAGCCCGACTCAGTAAGGAGTAAGAAAATGGCTGATACCGCATATAAAACAATCGTTCTCGAGGGCGAGAATCTCGTCACTCGGGAAGCAATCGCAAACGCTGCGATTACTCCGGGGCACCTTATTGAGTTGATGTCCACCGGAAAAGTAAGGGTACACGCAAACGCTGCACAGAACGCTGTTCCTATGTTCGCTGTGGAAGACGATTTGCAGGGTAAAGATATCACCGATGCATACGCCGCTGCCGCTCGTGTCAAATACGTTTATCCTCGTCGAGGAGACGTGATTTACGCCTTGCTGGCAGACGGTCAAAGCGCTTCTATCGGATCTTTCTTGGAGTCTGCAGGCAATGGAACCTTGCAAGTACACGTTGCAGATATCGCAGAGAGCAAAGAAGCTCAAACAATTTACACAATGCCGATTGTGGCACAGGCCATAGAGGCGGTTGATATGTCCGGTTCCTCCGGAGCAGATCCCACTACGGCACGAATCAAAGTCCGGATTGTCTAAGGAGGAATAACGATGACTAACAACGCTATGATTGAGCTTTCTTCTCCTAGCATTGGAGATTTTGGCCCAGTAGGCAAAAAGCTGATGGCTAACGGCATGGACGCTAATGTCCTTCGTCCGTGGATCGGAAATGATGGGCGGTCTTACGTGACAAAAATTGTCAACGGCAAGGCAAAAGCAATTCCGATAATGGCAAACGCCACTCTCCGGAAAGACGAGTGGAAGCAGATGGACAGCCAGATCGTTGAGGCTGCAAAGACTCGCCTTGTCGGTGTTGCCGATCTGTACGCAAAAGGTTTGGTACTTCGCTTATCAAACGGTCTAGGGAAAACCGTTCTTGAGTATGAGGATCTCAGCGAGATGACCGCTGCGCACCTCGATATGGATGCCGTGGTAGATGGCCAGAAAGATCGGCCGAAATACGACCTCAAGTATTTGCCACTCCCAATTACTCACAAAGAGTTTTCTTTCAACGCTCGGGTGCTGGCGGCTTCCCGTACCAGTGGAGATCCGGTTGACACTACCGCCGGCATGTTGGCTGCTCGTGTAGTCGCTGAGCACGTTGAGTCAACCCTGTTCACCGGAGCAAGTACGTTTGCCTATGGTGGCAGCACCCTGTATGGCTACACCGATCATCCGAACCGCAACACGGTAACCCTGTCGGTAAACTGGGACGCTTCTGCAAAGACCGGCTCCCTGATTCTTGACGATGTCCGCGCAATGAAACAGGCCTCCATTGATGCACGTCATTATGGACCATGGGCGCTGTATGTTCCTACGGCTTATGAGACCACGCTTGACGACGATTTCAAAGCTGAGTCTGACAAAACTATCCGCCAGCGTATTCTTGAGATCGGCGGTATTGAGACCGTTAAGGTTGTAGACTCTTTGACGGCAAACAAAGTAGTTCTTGTACAACTTACCGCCGATACCGTTCGAATCGTAGAGGGTCTTCCTTTGACTACGGTTGAATGGGACACGCATGGCGGCATGGCTACCGAGTACAAAGTAATGACCATTATGGTCCCGCAAATTCGCGCAGACCAGAACGGTAACTGCGGCGTTACCGTACTTTCAGCATAAAGGTAAACCGGCCTGAACGGTGATAATCTAACCAAGGATTAATATGAAATTAAGACGAAAATTAAATGTCGGCATACACCGGGTAATAGTGCCGGGCTACGGATGGAAAACCATCAAGCCTGGAGAAGAAGTTCCCGGAGAGCACGAGACAGTTGATTTCCTCGGAAGTGAAAAATTAAATTATATTGCCACTTCAGGAGAGATGCCGAAAGATCCGGAGCCGGAGGTAGAGCCGTCGGTTGATTACGCTATGTACCCCAAAAAAGTTGAAGGCGGTTATAACGTGATTAACTCGGCCACCAAGAAGCCGGTTAACAGTAAGCCAATCACTGCCGCAGATGCGAGAAAACTTCTCGATATCAGCGATAATGATTGTCCATTAAAAGAAGGCACTTTCGGAAAAGACTTCGACGAATTCGAAAACTGTTCGGACTGCATGAATTATGACGGCTGCAAAAAGGCAAGTCGATTTTACCCCACGGCAGCCGTTTAAAATTCCTCCTATCTGGTCTGGCGAGACAGCGTATATCATCGGCGGTGGTCCATCTTTAAAAGATCAGGATCTTTCCCCGTTGCAAGATCAGCGCACGATAGGAGTAAACGTTGCCTTTCGATACTATCCTTGGGTTGACGTGGTTTACTTCGGAGATTGCTCGCTATATTCAGCGATCAGGAAAGACCTACTTGAATACAAAGGCCTCAAGATATCAAGCTGTGGTCGCGTCCCTGATCACGGATGGCCTGGGGTAAAAAGGGTTACCCGAGGCAAGCCGAGCGGACTCGAATCATCAAGGCGAGACCGCATATCATGGAACGGAAATTCAGGCTCAAGCGCAATAAATATCGCGTTTTGGTTCGGTGTAAAAAGAATCGTTCTTCTTGGATTTGACATGAGAATCGTTGATAAAAACAAGAATTTTCATTCTGATTACGGCTACGAAGACCCGTTGCACCATCCATTTAAACGATATCTTCGACATTTCGATAAAATCGCGGAAGATGCTAAAGCTTTAGGAATTGAAATCCTAAACTGCTCACCGGTTTCTCTGATTGAGCAATTCCAGAAAGTCAAACTGGAGGACACTTTGTGAGAGCCGCAGTATTGGTTGAACAAAATTCTCCACTCCAAGTCATGGAACTTGAACCTCAGGAAATAATGGAGGGGCAGGTTCTTGTCAGGATTGAAGCCTCTGGTATCTGTGGTGCTCAGATAGGCGAGATAACAGGAGCTGCCGGAGCTGACCCGTACTTGCCGCACATGCTCGGGCATGAAGGTTGCGGGAGAGTAATGGGAGTCGGAGGAGGTGTACGCAAGGTTGAGAAAGGTGATCGTGTTGTCATGCACTGGCGTAAGGGATCTGGAATAGATGCGGTGCCGGCACGATACAAGAGCAGCAACAAGCTCAACGTCGGCTCTGGCCCTATCGCCACCTTTGCTACATCAGCTATTGTTTCCGAAAACAGAGTTACCAAAATAGGGCACGATATCCCTGCCGATATAGGGGCACTCATGGGCTGCGCTGTTACTACCGGGTTTGGGCTTATCAATAACGAGGCAAAGCTTAAGATAGGCCAGTCAATCGCGGTTGCCGGAGTTGGTGGTGTTGGGCTTAACGTGATCCAGGGGGCAAAGCTTGTTGGCGCCGGACGGATAGTGGCAATCGATATCCACGATGAAAAGCTAGAAATGGCGGAGGAGTTCGGTGCAACAAAAACAGTTAGGAGCGAGAATAAATTCTGGGAACGACCTGTTGACGTTTTCGTTGATTGTACCGGGAACTGCCTTGTCATTGAACAGGGGCTCAAAATGGTCAAACCGGGAGGCAAGCTTATCCTTGTTGGACAGCCTTACACAGGAGCTGATATTGTTTTCTCAAACGCACGGCAGCATTACTGCGGAAAGACGATACTCGATAGCCAAGGAGGGCTCACTGACCCTGACAAAGATATAAACCGTTATCTTCAGATGTACCGGGAAGGACGATTTGAATTATCAAAAATGATAACCAATCGCTTCCAACTCGATGATATTAACCAAGCAATAGCAACCATGCGCACCGGTAAAGCCGGGAGATGCATTGTGGAGATGAATTAATGGCTGATATGCGGCCTATTGGCGATTTCTTCAGAAAGATATCCGTTGTTGATGTCGGATTGACAAAGACCCGTATAGGTGGTCCTAACGATGGCGGGTATGTCGCATTAAAAGAGATATGCGACAAAACTGAAAAGATAATGACTTTTGGTGTTGGTAACGACGTCTCTTTTGAGGCTGATTTTTTATATAGATTTCCTAATACTACATCATGCTTACTCTGTGATCCGACAATACAAAAGTTACCTGAAGTAAACGACAAATTTGTACATATAAAGAAATACGCGAATCAGCTATACCCTGAAGGGTTCAAAGAGCATACCGGCAATTCTCTCCTCAAAGTAGATATTGAATGCCATGAATGGGAGTTATTGAGAGAGATCAAGGCTGAAGACCTAAAGAGATTCAGCCAGATATTGATTGAAATGCACGTCTTTCATGTCGAGCATAAAGAGAACGGACATTCTCCTTATTTTCACATGATAATCGGAGACTTTTTCGAACAATGCAATATCGATATATTCCAAAAATATAATGCTGGAATTGATAAAATACTTGAAAACTTTCATATATTCCATATACATGCGAATAACTCTCTTCAGATGGTAAATCTTGACGCATGGTCTTTCCCTCCTCTTTTAGAGCTTAGTCTTGTGAGAAAAGATCTTGTCGGTGAGGTAACAGAGAGCAGAGATAAGTTTCCGACAAGTCTTGATAGGCCAAACAAAACTGATAGGCCTGACGTTATCAACTACTACCCAATATCAGCGTGGAACAGTGAATTATTCAGGGACTGTTAAATTAGACGACCGTTCAAAGAGATTGCGACGAGAGACAATTGAGCTTGCCCTTGCAAACGGTGGATATCACTTCGGCGGTTCATTCTCTTGCGTTGAGATCCTTAGGGCTCTTTACGAAGGGGCTCTTTCTGCTGAAGATAGGTTTATCCTCTCAAAAGGCCATTCATGCTGGCCATGGTACGTAATTCTCCGGGAGAAAGGATTTAACCCACGCCTTACCGGACACCCGTCAAGAGACCCGCATAACGGCGTACTGTTTACCACTGGAAGCCTAGGCCATGGCTTGCCGCTCGGAATAGGTGTTGCAATGGCCAAGAAGCAAAAAGGCGAGGAAGGCATTGTTTACGTGCTCATGGGAGACGGAGAGCTCCAGGAGGGGACAACCTGGGAATCAATGCTGATCGCGGCAAAATACAACCTTGATAATCTTTGCGTGATAGTTGACTGGAACAATATACAGGGATCTGGCGAGATAAACAACGTTCTCCCGTTAAGGTCTGTGTGGAGTGTTTTTGAGTCTGCCGGGTGGAATTACTCAATCGTTGACGGACATGATATCGAGCAGCTCAGAGAGGAGTTAAGCAAGACGTATGATAGCCCAAACATAATAGCCGCCAGGACCGTAAAGGGTGCAGGGGTATCGTTCATGGAAAATAATCCGGCGTGGCATGCATGCTGGCCGAGTGGATGGCAAAAGAATAAGGCTATGGAGGAATTGTCATGAGGCGACAGTTCGGGAAAACCATAGTTCACCTTGCCGAGAAGAATGAAAGAATTGTACTTCTGACATGTGACGTCCATCAGGAAATGGATGAGTTTAAAACGAGGTTTCCTGATCGTTTTTATAATTTTGGACTCACCGAACAATCAACGATGAGCATTGCCGCCGGCATGGCATCGGAAGGATTGAGGCCGGTATTTTATACGCTTACTCCGTTTCTCCTTGAAAGACCATTTGAACAAATAAAACTCGATGTTGACGAGCAAAATTTACCGGTCATGCTGATAGGTAACGATGATTATCCGTCTCAAGGGGCATCACACAGAGCGCTTAACGCAAAAGGATTGGTTGCCTTGTTGAAGAACACGAAAGGCTATTTCCCTCGCAATTCTTTCGAAACAGAAAAGGCTATGCTTGATGCTTACATCGATGGCGGCCCGTCGGTAATATGCCTCAAAAACGATAGGCTCCCGTTTATATGAAATAACCAAAAGGATTAATAATGGACGATAAAAAATTACCATGTATTGGCAAAAAAACAGCGATATCAATATGCAAAATATTAAATTTAGATTCTGAAATGGTCAGAAGAGTGGTAATTGATGCCAATTCTGAAGATGTTCTCATGGCTAAAGTTGATATTTATATAACTGAAGGTCAGGGTGATGAGATAGTAAAAACGATAGGAAATTCAAAAGGCGCTATCGAATGAAAAAGGTTCTCATCACAGGAGCATCACGTGGGCTCGGCCATGAATTGGCAAAAGTATTCCACGATAATAGATATGAGCTCGTGCTTCATGCTAGGAAAAACGAAATACCAAGGATAGATGGCGCAGAATACGTCTATGGTGATTTTGGGAACAGGGATAACGTAAAGGACCTATTCAAAAAAATATATGACCAGAACATTGATATATTTATAAATAATGCAGCTGCTTACGAGAATAAAAAGTTTAAAAATCTAAGCGAAGCAGAGCTTGATTACATCCTCGCAACAAACCTTGTTATTCCGTCTTTGCTTATTAAGAAGCTCTGGCCGCTCAGCCTGCTTGTGAATATCAATAGCCTTGCCGGCAAGACAGCAAGTAACGGTGAATCAGGGTATTGCGCTAGCAAGTTTGGAATACGCGGGTTGTCAGAGTCATTGAATATTGACGTTTCTGAAGCCGGGGGGAGGATAGTTGATGTCTACCTCGGGGCTATGGCAACAGACATGACAAAAAACAGAGAAGATCACGACAAGCTGATAGACCCTGCCGAAGCGGCGAAAACGATATTTGAACTCTGTAAAGCAAGAGAAACCTTGCAGATAAGAGAATTTACCATAACCAGAACGAGATATTAATGAATTGCTTTTGCGGAAACGATAAGGCCGAGCGATCTACAAGGCCATATTACGAGGTTACAGAGTTAGGCGAGACGGTGCCGGCTAAAGATAACATGTCGGTAGAGATCTGCTCAAAATGTGGAGTAATCCACCAGACAGCACCTCCTTATTGCACGAAAAGTGAATCCATAAAGTTTTACTCAAAATATCAACCTGTTTCTAAAAAGTACCAGGCTAAGAGCTATGGGCATGACCGTAAACTTGCACGCAAAAGGTGCAATCTATACGGAATAATTTCCGGAGCTGAAGAGAGGATTCTTGACGTTGGGGCAGGCTCTGGGGCTTTTGTTGATGAGTGCCGGGCAAGAGGTGCATCCGCTTTTGGTTGTGAGATAGCTGATTACGCTTCCCTGAAAGACAATTCATTCATTTATCGCAAAGAATTTGAGGAAATACATTTCCCGACAGACCACTTCAAAATCGTAACTTGCCATGACGTCCTTGAGCATACGCTTGATCCCAAATCATTCATTGCCGAGCTGTTCAGGGTTACCGACCAAGGCGGTACATGCATAATCGATATTCCGGACTTTTACGCGGAAGACGGGGCGCACCATTGGAAAAAGGAGCATCTTTGGTATTTTACCGCAGGACAGCTCGAGCTATTGCTGAAAGATGCGGGGTTTAAGGTAGAAAATATAAAGAAACCTATATCGTCAAAGGTGGTTTTCTTTTGCTCTAAACCTTCCCAGGATAGGCCTACAATACTACTTCCTCCAGGACTAGGTGATTCTTTTTGGTCGGTAACAAAGCTTCAGGCTTTTCTTGAGAGGGAAAAGTTAGGGCTTCCTGACGTCTTTATCGCTTCACCAAGAGATAAGGCTCATAACGGACACAAGAGGTCGTTTCCGTTCCTTGAGATGTTCCCTTTCCTTAACGTAACTGGAGAGGTTAAACACGCAAACGGACCACATAAAGAAATATGGCGCGAGGCATACGCAAGGGAAGGCAGGACGATCTTTAAGGATATACTTGGATGTGATTTTTTTATCTCATATAACGGTCATCTTAGAATCGGCAAAAGGATGGAGGATATAGACCAAGACCTTGCAACAAACTGGCGCCCTCCAATGTTCATTTCTCTTGAGCAAGAAAATTTCAAGCGAGAATGCCAAGAAATATATGGAAAGTATATTGTTGTTTATTGGCCTCTTTTTGGTACTTATTCTTACTGGTCAAGACAATTCGAAATCCCACGAATAGCTGAATATTTAAACTTACTGCATCAAAAAACAGGCTGTACCATAGTTTTTACAGGGGCGAAGTGGGATTCAGAAGACATTGGGTTGCAAAAGGTCATGAGGCAAACAACCGAATACGTTGATCTGACAGGAAAGACCACGATTCAAAAGCTTTTCGGCCTCATGCGTGGTGCTGAAATGGTTATCGGTTACCCGTCAGGCCTTACGATATCGGCTGCATGTTTCAATTTGAAAACATTGATAATCTGGAATGATTACTATAATCGGCAATTCGCCTGGCATTGCGCACCTGACGATGTAAAGAACAAAACTTATTTTATTGAAAATACTAGAGGATTGGAAGTTGAAAGCTTACTTTACACTACAACCTCTATCCTTGAAGGGAAAGATTACGAAAGAAGGCAAATCGTGATCAATCATGACAATAAAGAACTTAACCCGCCAGATAGGTTGCCGCCACAGGTTAAACCGGTTGTAGATATAAATCAGGCTGTAAATAGATTCACTGGAAAATGCGAATCAGGAGAATTGATAAAGAGAAATTCTCCTGTAACTATCGCGTGCGTGCTTAAAACCGGAGGAGTATTTGATAATCTATATGCCGAAAAGCTTGAAAGTATGGCAAATAGATTCGTTAAAACAAAATACGACTTTGTGACTTTTACTGACTCTGAAGATGTCCTTACAGATAGTATAAAGCTTATCAACGAGCTTGAGGGCTGGTGGTCAAAGCTCGAGCTGTTTAGGCTTAAAGGACCGGTCCTTTATATAGATCTTGATACGGTAATAATTGACGATATCACCGAGCTTGTTGACTCGGTTAAGAAAATGCCTGAAGGCGAATTCAGAATGCTGGTTCCTTTTAACCCTGCAAGGAAAAGGGCTGGTAACTGGGCTTCAGGGGTTATGGCTTGGCATGGTGATTTCAGGTATATAATCGATAAATTTAAGGACCATCGGCAAGGTAAAGGATGGGACCAGGTTTATATATTCCGCACCTTACAGGGAGCAGGAGTCGATATAAAACCAATCAACGATTTTATGCCTATCCATAGCTATAAAAGACACTGCTCAACAGGTGTGCCGCCGGACGCAAAGATTATCTGCTTCCACGGCAACCAAAAGCCCCACAACATGCAGCATCTTGATATCGTAAAGAGGTACTGGAAATGAACAGCCCTATCCTTATAACCGGTGCTGCTCGGTCCGGAACCTCTATGACCGCCGGAGTAATAAACGTATGTGGTGCGTTTGGCGGCAGGATGAACGGGCCAAACAAGTACAACAAAAAGGGCATGTTTGAAAATGACCGCATCCGCCAGACAATCGTTAAGCCTTATCTAAAAGGAATAGAATGCGATCAGCTTGGGCAAAAACCCCTACCGTCTACACAGCAGATATTCAACGTCAACCAAGAACAGGCTGATAGATGGCGAGCTAAGGTGATGACCGTGTTCTCCGAGGAAGGTTACAAGGGTGGGCCGTATTTCTACAAAGGCGCGAAGATGTGCCTTATCTGGCTGCTCTGGCATATGGCTTTTCCTGATGCTAAATGGATAATCGTTCGCCGCGATAAAAACGATATTGCAAGGTCATGCATGCAGACCAGCTTCATGCGGGCTTACCGTGATGTTGTTGGCTGGTTGCGATGGGTGGAAGAGCATGAAAAACGTTTCTCTCAAATGAAAATTGCCGGGCTGAATCTTCGTGAGGTTTGGCCGTCAAAGATGATAGGTGGAGATTTCAGTGAGATCGAAGAAGTTATTAAATGGTTAGGCCTTGAGTATCGAGAAGAAATGGTCAAAGCGTTTGTTGAACCTGCTCTATGGGGTAAAAAATGAGCACAGGACTCATCAGAACATTCAAGCATTACGTCCCGCCTTTTACCGGATGGTTTTACAAGGCTTCCGGCAACGAAGAGGCTGATCGTGTAAATCTCTACGATGTTCTATTTGGATCTCCAAACGAGCCGTTATCTTTAAATTTAGGGTCTGTATACGCATCTGACTTAGACACAAGCGGGTCGTCTATTGGGACATTCTTAGGAGAAATAACCGACCTTGTTGACAGTCTTGACACAACATTCCAAGATACAAGCTCGACAAATCCAAAATATTTTGAGGTAAAACTTCTTAGGCCAATCGAAAACGCCGGAATAAAATTCTGTGCTCCTGTTGGTGGAACTTTTTCAAATGTAAAAATAATTCTCAAGGATAGGAGTGGAGTAACTCTTTTTACTTGCGATAATTCAGCTGATAATACTGATCTTGAATCAGCCGAGTACGACTGGCCGCTTCTTACCTGGTGTACTGCTAGAGTTGAATTCCATACAGCAGACCCAATAAAAATAAATTGGATGTTTGTAGAGAAGTCTTTATCAGTTCATGTGCATTCGAAATATGTTGATAGGGCTAACCAGACATCAACGCCACTAGGAGCAGGTCAAACATGGACAGGAGAATGGGTTGGAACAAATGATTTTGTTCAAGCTATCATTGACATAACAACAGACCAGTCAGGGACGTTGACGATAGAGCTTTCAAGCGATGGAAGCACTGTTGATCATTCGCACTCTTTTAGTATTTTAAGTAATACCCCAAATGGGCATCATTACCCATCTGAGCTTGAGCTTGCGTATTATCGACCTAAATACACGAATGGAGCAACTCCGCAGGGATCATTCAGCCTACATTCAACATTATTCACGGTAATGGTTGAAGAGGGTCATTCGCATAGCATTAACTATGCGCTTAAAGATGATCATCCTGCACCAATTATAAGATCTGTTCTCACCGCTAAAAAGCCTAATGGTGACTATACTAATATCCAGGCAACAGCAGGTGGTAATCTTAAGATTTCTATGGAGGAGCTTGAAACCGCTGTTGAACAATCGCTATCATTGCGACCATTAGGAGCTGGGACAAATTCGAGTGTTACTTTGACAAATGCGAACACAGCCTACGCGGTTCCGTCGGCAGCTCCGGCATCAAGTTACGATATAACTCTTTATAACGGAAGCGATACTTCGATATTTTTAGGATATCAAAATACAAACGCAAACGGAATTGAATTACCACCAGGAGACACCGCATCTGATAGATTAGGGAACGGACAGCAACTTTATGCGTATTGCGCATCTTCCGGGAAAGCAATAACTTTTACAACTAAGTTGGTTATTTAATGCTTGAAATTAAGTATCGAACAAGAATAGGAACGCTTATCCATAATGGAACTTATGGAAGCATCCTTTATATCGATGCGAATAAAAAACTCGCCGAGGATAACGACGGGCTGTATTACGACCCGGTAAACGTAAGGGTAGGCATAGGTACAAATACCCCTAACAAGGCGCTACATGTAGCCGGCACAACGTCAGATCATTATATCCAGACAGACACAGGGCTACTCTTTGACACGGTTATTCCTCCATCGACCCCTGCGACAGTAACGCTTCTTGAGGTTGTTGGGAATATCACGCCTGGATCACATAGATATTTTGTATCGTTTGTTACAGCTATAGGGGAGACCCAAGCAACGGCATTTACTGATTATATCGTGGCCGACGCAACGCATGGTCAGGTGCAAATAAGCAATATCCCCACAAGCTCTGATTATCGAGTAACGGCAAGAAGAATTTACCGCACAATAGCCACAAGTGCCGTATTTCACTTTAAACTACTTGCCACGTTAAACGACAACGTAACTACCGATTATCTCGATAACGTTGCAGATGGGAGCTTGACTGGGGGAACTGTTTACCCTGGGTATTATTACCTACCAAATACGACGAACGATATAATTTTCGTAGATGGAGAGCGGGCCCTGCTTGCCAACACGATGAACACCTCCCTTGGTATTTCAGCTCTTGAGTCTGTAACTGTTCCGTCATACGGGAATTCTGTTTTGGGGTTTGAGGCAGGGAAAAACCTAACAACAGGTAACGCAAACACTCTCGTTGGCATAACGGCCGGAAGAACACTAACAACAGGAGGAAGTTGTACGTTTATTGGGGCGGTTGCTGGGTACTTTGCTACCGGCAATCATAACGTTCTTATCGGAGCTTACGCCGGATATGGGATAACAAGCGGAATTACCAATACGTTTGTCGGTAACGGTACTGGTTTCACCTACAACGTTTCGGGGTGCGTTTTCCTTGGATATAATGCCGGCAGATCTGAGTCTGGAAACAATAAGCTTTATATATCAAATACAGATACAAACAACCCATTAATTTATGGTGATTTTTCAACTTTTAGAGTTGGGCTTGGAACAACATCTCCTAATGCGAATCTTAGTATAGAAAATAGAAATTCAACTAATATAGGATTTTCTATTAGGGCTGCAGCGTCTCAATCTGCAAATCTTTTACAAGCCACTGATAACCCAGGGACAACTATTTTTGAGGTTCAAGCGGATGGAGAGGTTGCATTAATACAAGATAGCAAAAAGCTTTATTTTGGCGCAGGATATGATTTTTCTCTTTATTACGACGGAGCGGACGCCAATATAAAGACTGATGAGGTTACGGCAAGCGACTTGTTGATCCATACAGGATCACAAAAAACAATAGAGCTACAAACTGTTGTATATAATGATATAAATTTCAATGCATTATATGCTCTCCCAGGAGCAACCGCGCCAGATCTAATTACCTTAAATAGTACCGGTTTTAAAGGGTATGCCTTTAACGGGGTAAACCTCACAGAAGAGCTACAATTTGGTGAACAAGAGATACTTCATGGCTACAAGGAAGGCACTGATATATATCTACATATCCATTGGAGGCCAACAACTTCAGATACTGGGAACGTTAAGTGGCAAGTCGAATACTACTGGGACAATATAGACTCAACACCAGGAAGTAATTACACGGTAAGTCTTGTTGATGCTGCTGGTGGAGTAGCATGGCAGCATTTAAAAACAGATGAATACACAATATCAGGAACAGGAAAATTAATTGGATCTCATCTTCTCATAAGAGTATTCAGGGACCCTACAGATTCAGCAGATACATACGCATATGATGCCGTATTATCATCTGTTGGTGTCCATTACCAAATAGATACAATTGGAAGTAGGCAGGTAAATATAAAATAATGGCAACTTTTACTAAAACGATACCGACCGATTTGGTTAACGAGGTAGTTGAGGCGTACTGTTTCGCTTATAACTACCAAACAGAAATTGACGGATTACCGAATCCTGAAACTAAGGTTCAGTTTGCCAAGAGAATTGACCGTGAATACACGGTAAATCTTGTTAAGCAATACAGAGTTAGTGTTTTGGAAACACAAAGGCAAACACTTAACGAACAAGCTGATATTGATTGCCAGACAATAACGGTGGAATGATGGGACGGGTAACTGCAACTGAAGTAAGAAGCATAATAATTCTTGGTAGCAGCATAACAGATACCCAAATTGATATTTTCATCAATATGGCAAATCTTTATGTTACCAATGTTTTTTCTGGAGATACCACGGTTTCGGATGACATCCTCAAGGAAATTGAGCGTAATATCACCGCCCATTTTCTTCACTCAATCGATCCAAGAGAATCTGAAAAAGCAGTTGATAAAGCGAGGTCAAAATATTCCGGTGCGTTTGGGCTTGGATTAAATGCCACAACGTATGGGCAAAACGCTATGTTACTTGATCCTACCGGAAAACTTGCAGAGACATCAACAAGAAAACGCGCAACCCTTGGAACCATAGACTTTTCATACGAAGAATGAACCTAGAACAAGCGCTTATACACACCGCCGTTTATTGGGGCAACCCTCAGCCTGATGGGTACGCAGGGTATCTTTATGATGACCCGGTAGAAATATCTGTTAGGTGGAACGATGAGCAGAGGAAGTATATCGGGAAAACGAAAAGCCTAGGAACCTTCACCGAAATGATAAGTAGTGCCGTGATCATGGTCGGACAAGATCTCTCTCTTGGCGGAATGATCGCTAAAACAACATTAAACGATCTGACTAGCTCTGAGCTTCCAGGGGAAAACGATGCTTGGGAGATAAAAGGCAAGGCAGAGACCGAAGATTTACGCGGCGGAACGATATATCGTGAGGTTTTAGTGTGAGTTTAAAGGGTCTCGATAAAGTTGTGCGCAATCTCAACAGGGAAATAAAAAAGATTGAGAATCGTTCTGCAAAAGGTATTTCTGTTGCGGCTCAGAGGGTGAAGAGGGCATCACAGGAGAAGACACCAAGAGATGACGGAATTCTCAGGGCAAGCGCTTTTGCAGATCCATTTAGAGGACCTAAAGGACCATATGCAATAGTCGGATATACCGCCATTTATGCTCCTTGGGTTCATGAGATGCCTGGCACGTTAAAGGGCAAACCACGGCCAAAAAAACCAGGGTCATCTGCAGACCGAGGCAAATTTTGGGACCCGCAAGGTAAAGCTGAGCCTAAGTTTTTAGAAAAGGCGGCATTTGAAAATATTCCGCACATTTTAGAAGATATTAGACGATACGTTTTTGTCAAATGAATCCAGCGACAGAAGACATAAAAGATTTGCTTGTAGCCCAAGGATTAGGATCGTTTCAAACTGACCTATTTATCGGCGATTTTCCGGACTCTCCAAGCGCATGCACGGTTGTTGCCCTTGGCACAGGGCGCAATCCTGGTATCTGGCAGGAATGGCAACAACCTGGCATTCAAATAATGGTTCGGGGAGCTGCCGGCGGGTATCAATCGGCAAATGCAAGCATTATCGCGATATGTGAACATTTGCACACATTGCAAACAACTATAAACGGCGCACGATATGCCCTTATAAATCAAGAGGGGGATATCATATACACCGGAAAAGACGAGAGTAACAGGCCGTATTTCTCGGCCAATTTTAGAATACAACGTACCTCAGCTTAGGAGGAAAACATGAGTGTTAACGCAGTAGTAGGACGAGGAACGACCTTTAAGAGAGGTGATGGGACAAGCAACGAAGTATTCACCGCCCTTGGCGAGGTACAATCAATCTCCCTTCCATCTCGAACAAGAGCTCCGATTGACGTATCAGATCTCGATTCGACAATCAAAGAATTCCAAGTAGGTATGCGCGATTCAGGCGAAGTGACTCTTACCCAGTATTTCACCAGAAACGATTATATAGACATGAATACTGATTTCGAGTCTACCAGCGCGGTAAATTACCAGATAGTCTTCGGTGATACCGGGAATACAACAATTGATTTCTCTGCGTTTGTAACAGATCTTGGTGGATCTGTCCCCGGACCTGACGAGGTAATCACGGTTGACGTAACCTATAAGATAACCGGAGACGTCACCATTAGCAGCTAATCAAGCAATCAATCTAACCAAGGAGTAAATATGTTTTTATCGAAAGATCAAATTCTTCAGGCTCAGGACATCAAGACCGAAGTGGTTGATGTTCCTGAATGGGGCGGACAGATAACAGTCAAAATGCTGACTGGTGCAGAAAGGGACAAATTCGAGGAAATGATTGTTTCCAGAAAAGGAAAAGATGTTGAAACGAACATGGAGAATTTCCGGGCAAAGCTCTGTGCATCTACCATGATCAATGAAAATGGACGACTCTTATTCCCTAACCCTGAAGACGTGAGAGCCCTTGCAAAGAAATCGGCTAAAGCGCTTGACCGTGTATTCGCAGTCGCTCAGCGGATAAACGGCATGTCAAAAGAAGATGTGGATGATCTCACAAAAAACTCATCAGCAGGCCAGAGCGAAGATTCTACTTCAGACTAGCACTGGCCCTGGGGTTCCCTCACCCAGACCACTTGTTGAGGGTATTGACTGCCGGCCAGATTGCCGAGTGGATGGCTTATTTCAACCTTGAACCATGGGGAGACAGGCATCGGGACCAAAACCTTGCACTTGTCGCGGCAAAGTTCGCAAATGGAATGAGAGGTAAAGACTCTAGGATCGTTGGTATAGAGGATTTTATGATAACGACGGAGCTAGATAAAGAAGAAAAAGACGAGCGAGCGGATAACCAGGCAGCAATAAATATTTTCAAGAGCATGAAAAAGAAATAATGGCCACTATCGGAACACTAATAGTAAACCTTGGAATAGACGCGACTGATCTCCGTAAAGGTGAGCGGCAAGTTCAAAGTTCATTCGGAAGGATGGAGAAACTTGCCGCCAAAACAGCCGCGTCTATCGGCGGCATATTTGCCGGTATTCAGATTGCTAATTTGGCAAAGGATATTGTTAAGACTGCCGATACCATGAGGCTCCTTGAGGGTCGTCTTAAGCTCGTTACCGGCAGTCAGGAAGAGTTTACCGATGCCCAAAAAAGACTTTTCGATATATCAAACGATACTAGAAACGCTTTTGAAGGAACTCTTACCCTTTATGCCAGGATGGCTAGGGCAGCCCAAACCACTGGAGCATCACAAAACGATATGCTCCAGGTTACAGAATCAATAAATAAAGCTCTTACCGTTTCAGGTGCAACAACAGCAGAATCGACAGGTGCTCTTATCCAGTTATCACAAGGACTTGCAGCAAACGCATTTCGTGGCCAGGAAATGAACTCTGTTCTTGAGCAAACCCCGAGAGTTGCGCAATTGATAGCTGATGGATTGGGAGTTTCTATTGGCAAATTGCGCGAAATGGGAAGTGAAGGAGAGCTAACAGCAAAAAGGGTTATAGACGCTATTCTTAGCCAAAGGGAAGCTATTGACCGTGAATTTGCCCAAATGCCTCAAACTGTAGGGCAGGCATTGACGGTTGCGAATAACCATTGGCAGAAATTTGTCGGAGAATTCGATAAAGCCAGCGGAATGACAGATGCGCTGGTTGACGGAATAGAAAATATAACTTCATCGATTAAGGGGCTCGATTCAACCGATATTGAGAAGATAGCCAGCGCTATGTCGTTGATCGCGTCGGCCGCTGCAGGCTCTATAAAAGTAGTAGCTGCCTATTATGCTCTCTTTATCGGCCCAGGCGTAATTGCCGGAATTGGTGCGTGGATAAAGGGCATGTATAATTCTGCCGCCGCAACCGTACAGCTCAATAATGCTGTTGCTTCCGGGAATGCAGTGATGCTCAACAGCGCACAAGCCACGGCTATGAAAGCTGCGGCAGAAGCAACTGCGGCGAAGGAGACCTTAGCGGCAGCAGAAGCAAACGCAGCCGCTGCAAAAGCCGACCTTGAGTCTTTGCAGGCAAAATACTCTATAATTTCTGCAGACATGCAACTTGGTGAGGTAAGCGTTGCAACTGCAACGGCTATCCAAGAAAGCACAGCGGCAACTGCTGCACAAGCTTCCGTAAATGCCGAGGCTGCTGCAATGGCATTGAATAATGCTAAGGCTCAAGCTGCAAATACGGAAGCGTCTTTGGCATCTGCACAGGCAAAATTTGACCAAATAAATATTGAGAAAAATCAGATAACAACCCTGTTGCAGGAAGCAAATGTTTTGAATGATAATGCTATCTTAGAGCAAAGATTTGCCGTTGCTTCAAGAGAAGCAGCCGTCGCCCAGGCGGAGCTTAGGGCGGCTACGGTAGCGAATGCATCAGCTCAGCAAGCGCTTGCAACAGCAACAGGTGAAAGCATAGCAGCCACCAAAGCAAAAGCGATAGCAGACGAGCAAGCATTGGGGGCAGCAGCAACAACAAAATTTGCAGCAGCCCAAGCTGAATTACAAGCGGCAACGAACAAAAGCGCATCAGCTCAGGCAAGTTTAGCCACGGCTTCGGCAGCTAATACAGCTGCCATGAACAAGGCAAGCGATGCAGCCAAGAAGTCGAGAGGATCTTTTTTAAACCTAAACAGCGCAGTCAATATAGCTTTCGCCGGGTTTGTAGGTTGGGAAGTAGGAAAACTGCTAGTAGATAACTTCGAGATTGCACGTATCGCCGGAGTCTACTTTGTAGATTGGACAATAAGAGGATTTTATGAGCTTGAAAGAGTCGCAAAAATAGTAATTGCAGGGATAAGTAATGGATGGAGTGGAGTTTTTGATTTACTATTGCTTAAGCAAGCAAAAACAAATGAATTAATGGCAAAAGGGCTTGATTTTATCAGTAAAGACGCGGCAGATAGGCTGCGTGAAATTGCAGGTAAAATGAGAGATGAGATAGGTAAAAACTTTAAAGATGAAAAGGTAAAAATAAACATCGAGTTTGATGAGAAAATGGCTGACCGGGCAAAAATAATTGCTCAAATGTTGGCCGAGTCAACTGATGAATACTCAAGAAAACAAAAAGATGCGGCTTTTGCAGAAAGAGAACGCGCTAAGATTCTTCAAGAGCTTGCTGCAGCAGAAAAGAAATACCGTGAAGAACAAGACGCATTATTAGATAGACTTCTTCCGCTGCAATCGCTTCAAAAACAATACAAAATGGACCTCCAGACTCTTGGAGACTGGTATAAAAGAAATTCTGACAAATCAGTTGAGTATCAAAAAGCTCTTGAAAATTTAAACAATACATATCAAGAAGCGAGACAATCAATTGTTTCCTCAGAGATACAAAAAATCACGGAAGCCCTTAACAAAGAATACGAAGAAAGAATAAAAAAAGAACAGCAACTTCAAGAGGTAATGTTTAACCGCCTCGAACTTGAAAAAGGGGCAATAGAACTAAAGAAGGCTGCTGATCAAATAACAGAACCGGAAGCTGCCGCGCAAACTCTTGAAGTCCTACAACAAGAGCTCGCCATTCGCCAGCAACTCCACGACCAAGTTATCGGGACATCTGCTGAAGCAACTCTTGCACGTCAAGAGCAGCTTATGCAGATACAGCAGATAAACGCGGCTATTATCGAGCAGAAAAACCTACTCCAAGATAAAACTTGGGTTGATGGGATGAAGGAAGCTTGGAACGAATATTCAAAAAGCGTTCTTAATAGTTTTGAGCAAGCGAAAGGATTTGCGACCAGATCTCTGCAGACAATAGAAGATTCTTTGGTTGAATTGGCAACTACTGGAAAGACTTCAGTCGAAGATATGGCAAAATCTATCCTTGCCGACCTTCTAAGGATTCAGATAAGAGCATTGCTAGTTAGATCTATAATGGCTTTTACTGGTGGAGGTGGAGGAGGTGGAGGATTTTTCCATGATGGAATGGAGCCTTCATATAGACCGCCTAAATTTCACAGCGGAATGTCTCCTGCCTATCAGCCTCCAAAACTGCATAATGGGTTAAAGCCTGACGAGTTCCCTGCAATACTGCAGACCGGAGAAAGGGTAACATCCCGCAAAGACGTAAACGCACAAAATAAACAACTCGCAGATTACGAGCGCTGGAAGATGGGTGGATCTGCACAAGAGGGGGGAGGGGGAGTCAACATAAGCGTTCCCATCGCCCTAGATCCAAGCTTCTCGAAAAGATTTAGATCAGAACTGCAGGGCGGCATAGAATCAACCGTAATGGACGTTGTCAAGAGGTTTAGCTAATGGGGCTTATAAGCGTTGGAGCTTTAACATTCACGAGAAATCCGGCATCCATGACACCAGTGGAGGACGTGAGGTACAACACCTTTGTCCTCACCTATTCAGGAGTCGCGCATTTTTCTTGGGGGCTTGATATCGTCGGCAAAGAAATTGAGTTGACTTGGCCTTACATGAACAACCCTGAGTTTAACACTCTCAAAGCGATCTATGAGGCAGACTCGGCGGTTGTTTTCGATCCAAACGACGGTGGAGGCTCAACCTACAATGTAGAATTAACCAGTCTTGACAGTACTTATTTTATGGGCCGCGATACCAATGGAAAGAGGCTTAATGTGAAACTTACACTATTGATTCTATCGGAGGTATAATGGCTATCACTCTAGCCGGCGGGCTACAAGCAGCGCAGGATTATACATCGCGCAAACCTCTCATAAATTTGATTGCCGGCCAAAAGCTCGCCGATATTCCTTTTGATGGAACATTCCTCACCGGTACCTCTGAAGTAGAAACAGCTCCTGTTTCTCTCGCATTGGCTGACGGCCGTATTCTCGTTTGCTACCATTATCTTCTTGACGTCAACAACCGTGGCCTAAAATTTTATATCTCAGATTCCGACAGAACATTTTTTGAAACAGCATTTACTATAAACCTACAAGCTCTAGTATATGGGGCAACGGTTGAGCAGCTCGATAACGGGAATCTAGGGATAATTTATATTGATCACGGAGCCAATAAACTACTTAAATATAAAATAATAACCACTTCAGGAACAAACGTTTCATCTGGAACAATAGCAACTTACAGCACGATACTTAATTTTTCTCACTTTTGGGTAAAAAGGACGGCATCGAATTATCTTTTGGTTTACGCAAGAGATTCCTCTTATACTCAGCCTACAAGTGGAGGAACTTATACCGGAACAGTGCCGACCACGTTTACAATGTACGTCACCCAGAGCGGTACTCAGACGACAGCATGGTTTAAGTGGAAGAAAACAGGTACGTCGTATAGTGCGCCTATCCAGATGACTGGCGCCGCTCAATCTCTTTCTGATGGAGCAACGATTACATTTACAGCCGGAAGCTATAGCGCAGGACAAGTGTTTGATTTCAAGGCATTCAACGCTGTTGAGGCTTCTGCGACTCTCACGATGACAAGCCTCCCTCATGATGGGAATACGGTAATTGTTGGCGCCACAACATATACGTTTAAAGATGCTCTTGTTGGCGGGGGCAACCCCAACGAGGTTGTAATTGACGAGCTAAGCCTGGAGATTACCCAACAGAATTTACTTTGCGCAATACTCGACACTACCTACGAAGGGCTAGGCGAGGGGGTAAGATACGGAACAGGAACCACGGCAAACGCCTCGGCTGATGGAGTTAGGGTTAACACTCAAATAATACTTTATGCCTTGGTTGCCGGGACAGCAGGAAACAGTATTGCTCTAACACCAGACACTGATCATTATTCTTACACTGCATTTTCAGGTGGAATAAACGCTACGATTGAAGCTGTTTCAGGAGGAAGTTCATATGCAATTTACGAGAGGACATCTGCTGACTTTGTTACGTGGGGCAGTGAATCAGCAATAAATCTTGGCGCGCTTGAACCATCGCGCCTTAAGGATAGTCCTACTCTGACGAGGCTTAATAACGACGATATAATGATGTTTTTTGCCTACACAGACGCTGTTAATGATAGCATGGCAAACCTGACAAACATCTATTACATGACAAGTTCTGACGACGGATCGACTTGGGACGCGCCGACGGCAATCACTTTCTCAACCACGTTTTCAAATACTTCGAATCATTGTCTTGCGGTCCTAAGAAACACTGGGGTCCTTTACGCTCTTTACACAAGGATTATAGGCTCTCTCAGGATAGATAATTCGGCAGCAGGCTGGCCAAGCGGGGCTTATAGCGATTGGGCGTATGAGCTTAGTTGGGATGCGGCAAACAGCATGCTGTATGCAGTTTGTATGTACTCGTTTACAGGGACTAAACTCGTACAAAGTATAGTAAAGATTGACGTTGAAAACTGGTCTACCGAAACATACTGGGACCGTACAACTACTTCCCCGCGTCTTGACGAAACCATGGGCTCTCTCTATGGCCGATATATCGGAGATGCTCATCTAATACCTGTTTATGATCAAGCATCAAACGCGCTTAATCTGCTAAATGGCGAAGATAATACGATAACAAAATATTATTTTCGAGACTATGCCGCAGAAGGATATATAAAAAATACCGATTGGACTCAATACAGAAACGCTCAATACCTCCGCACCGCTCAAGTTGACTCTGCAAGCGGAAAACTTTATTTATTTTGGTTGTTTTATACCGGAGCGAGTGTTGACTTGCAGATCGGATATTTTAATCTTAGCGATACCTCTCCTCCTTTTACCTATACTGTTCTGGTGGAAGAACAAGGAAGTGTAAGTTTAGGCTTTATAAACGAATGCGAAATGAGAGCATACCCAAGTGATGGGTACATTTTTATATGTGGAAATTACAATCTGTTCGGTGGCGGTGGCTTAAGAGTTTATAGCGCTGCCGGAGTATATCTCGATGATTATCGAAACGCAAACGATCCAAACTTTCCTAAATGGGGAGTTGAGAATATTTGCTATCATGGCGGATATCTCTTCGCGTCATTCCCTTATGAGTCAGGGTATGGACAAGAAAATCTTCGCGGTCTTTTAAAAATAAATCTTACCACCAGGCAATGTACTTATCACCGTCCAACCTGGGCTACTATTGACGATTACCAGATAACATCCATCGAGCCGGGCGAATCAAATACGCTAATAATAACTCATTTTGACTACGGCGTATCAATTTACAATATATCTAGTAACTCGTGGCAATTATTCAGCAACGAAACGATTTCAGACATGATCCCTGATGGAAATTATTCGTTTCGCTGCAGCGCTTACGACTCTGTAAACGGATATATATTCGCAGGCTACCATGGTATCTCAGAGCCTTATTCAGGCGTTGTCATGTTTCCCAGTGTTGGTTCTATAATTAAGAGTTACTATCAAACAGGAACTTATAACGTTGACCATTGGGATTGGGACCCAGAGCTTATCCTTGTTCAGGGTTTGGGGGACTTTGACACTGTTGGATCTGTTGACGCTGATGATACGATGTTTTGCTTTTGGCAGAGTAACGATCGCCGGCCTACTGCAGACTATGCGATAAAGTGGGACGTAGACGGATCAGCGATAACGCTTAACAATTACCTGGTTACTGATCAAGACGTAGTAGTTAAGAGATCAATTGACGGGTCTCCAAACACGCTTGAATTTTCGTGCTCACATGGCCATCTTTTTGACCCTTTCAACACAAGTTCAATTTACCGGCAAGCGTTTAAAAAAGGGCGGAAAATAACTCTCCAGTTTGGCGAGAACATTAGCGGAACACCTGTCTGGCAAAACATGGGAGAATTTTATGTAACCTCTGCAACTACAAGCTACGAGAGGGGAACATACAGTAAACTGCAGGTAAAGTGTGAAGACGATAGAACGTTTTGGACAGATAAGAAAATACTTGTAAGCTCATCTTACAGCTCAACTCCTCAAGCTATTATTTCAAGCATTTTGCAAAACTATGCCGGAATTGATTCAGGAGATATCAGCATGCCGACAATGTCTCTTGACACTCTGTCGCATCAGTTTGTAGACGTTACAGTCGAAGAGGTTATAAATAAAATTTGTAATAGATTCGGATATTATTTTACAATAGACGTTGACGGGGTGTATACTGCAAGAAAGATTGATGAATCTAACTCTACAGATCACACGTATTATGACACGACAAAACTATTAACCTTCAATCCTGACAATACTTATAGTAACAATATCAATAGAATACGTGTTTTCGGTCAAGAGCAAACCGGCAGTCAGCTTTCAACTGAGGAAGAAGCGCTTGCCGATCTTAACGGAACAGTCGGCTGGTGGGGAGGGTCTAAATCTTATACCGTTTATTATTCTGAAGATAGAAACCGCAGAGCTCAAAATATTAGGCTTGAAGTTGTTGAAACTGCTACGAGCGCGGCATTTGCTTTTGATGGATCGGTTACTGAGGAGCTTACTTTCGAAGATCCAAACGGGTTGTATTGTATAGTTGTTGTTGATTGCCCAAATTTAGTCCTTGAACTTATTCTCGCCCTTGCCTTGCTTGTTGCAGCGTACTTTATCGGTGATATTCCGATTGGAGCTTATACTATTCCTGTGGGGTCATTTATCAGGGCGTTTGCGTGCTGGTGGGCTCTCAATATACTTGGATCTGTTACCTCTTTCTCTTACGTAATCCACGGGTTCCCATACGGAGACGTAAGATACAGCCTTGAGGCGGTTGCCGATGATAGCGTTAATCAAACGGAGACCGGTTACGTAGTTGAGCAGCAAATAAACGATGACCTTTGCTATTCAACAGCAGATTGCCAATTCGTAGCTGACTTTGAGATAATGATTGTGAGGCTACAAAGAAATTCTCTTGGAATTAAGAAAATAGCGCATCTCCAAGATGAAGAAGGCGACACGATAGTTTTTCCTCATCCGTTTTCCGGGGAGAATATGAAGATGTTCGTTACCGATATTACGAGGAGGTTTAGAAAATCATCTCGTGATGGCGGAGAAAATGACGGAGGATTTTTTGATGAACTTAACGGGTGGGTGATTACGTGAGATTTTACGGTAAAAAGCCTCTACGTAATAAAATGAGGGAGGAGGCGCAAAATCACACAGAGACCAAATACGCAACGCTTTATAGTGTTAGTGGCAGCACTGCAACCGTTAAGATACAGGGATCAGATGAGCTAATAACTTGTTATTACACAAAAAATAGCAAGGAAAAGCCTTTATGGTTGCGTGTCGGGCAAGGTGTACAATTAAGACACACCGGAGGAAACCGTGGGAGGCTTGAAATATTTGATAGTTCCATGGTTCTTGCCAGCCCACAGGCAGGGTCACCAGGACCGGTTATCCCTACTCCTCCAGATGCAATCACAACAGGATTGCAGCTTCTAGAAATTCCAAATCGCGACGTAATGAAAGTTGCTGTAAGCGACGGAAGGGTAAGATTTTCCGGGACGACATCAGCTGTCATCTATCTCAAAATGACTTCTCCGGCAAAAATGATAATGGGCTATGGCCTAAAAATGGGGAGCGTTGCCGAGATACTAAATATCGATGCTGCCCCTTTGAGTGGGGCTCGTTACGATTTGGTTGTTGTCGGTTCTGATTTGGTTTTTGACGTCGTCAAGGGCACTGCCTCAGATAGCCCTTCGCTTCCATCTGTACCTAGCAACCATCTCCAAGTTGGCTGGATATTGATAACTGCAGCTACAACGGCAATTAAAAAATCAGCGTTTAATCAGACTTACTACCCGCCAACTCTCACAAGCTTGACGGTAGTTGCTGCAGACTCAACACTAGACTGGGGCGAAACCAGCACAACGATTACAGTTACGGCATACGATCAATATGGAAACCAGATAATAGGAACCGGTCTCGGGTGGTATATCACCGCGACTATATCATCAGGGACAGGAGAGGTTGATGACCAGGCCGGCAATTCATCCTCGACATACATTAGCAAATATATGGGGGTGAGTGCTTCCACAGTTTTTGGCTATACACGAAACCACGATAGTACCGATCAAACAGCGTCTATAACTTTTACCGTATCTGGGAGCTATGCGACAGGGATCACGGTAATAGTTCTTCTTGATATTTCAGGAGATCCAATGTAATGAATGATATTAAAGATTTGCTAAAGATATTAATCGAAGAGCAGAAAAAGACAAATTCTCTAATAGAATGCTTTATCTCAGATGCCAGGTCAGCCCAGAAAAGAGCGCTTGAAATTAACGAGCGACAAAAGAACCAAGTGTTTGATATGGTAGCTAAAACAAATCCAAAAGTTGGCGAAATGCTTAAAGGATTTATGAATGGGAACTAATCTCCATACAGCTTACGTAGACGATTCAACAGGGTTTTCTGCCCCTGATATGAACGCTCCATTGTCGGAGCTCGATAAAGCAATAACCTATGCGACAGGAAATCTTATAGTCCACTGTGACGGAAACTTCACCTGGAGTCCGAGCACTAACACTCTATCATGGGACGGAACCATTAGGATTGTCTTTAATCGGGCAGACGGCCAAGCAATTGAGAATACTATCGCGGCAAGCTCAATAACGATAAGCGATAATCAATTTTTTTATGTCACGCTTAGCGAGACTAACGGAGCTGTACTAAGCAAAGCACTCGCTACCGTCGCAACTGGAGCTGCTTCAAATTTCCTTACGCTCGGCAGAGTCGTTCTGGCCTATCGAAATACTTCCTCAAACGATATATTTTTTGTGCACCTCCCCGTAAGGCCTCATTATATAAAAAATCAAGGCGGGACGGCCTTAACGAGACGGGCAACGCTAAACTTTGCAGGAAATCCCGTCGTAGCCTCTGATGACGCCGTAAATGATCGTACAAACGTTACGATCAGGAGTGGTCAAGTAGACACTACGGTTGTTTCTTACGGGGCAACGATAAATCTCGATCTTGACTCTTACAACGTTGCCGACGTCACTCTAACCGGCGATCCGACGATAAATTTTATCAACGGAATAGATGGCCAGGAGATAGTATTAAGGCTTCGTCAGGATGGGGTAGGATCTCGGACGGTAACTTGGGGCACGATGGTAAGATTTAGTACCGACGTTCCTTCCCCGACATTATCAACAGCTCCAAACAGTCTTGATTACCTCGTTTTTAGGTTGAATGAGGAGGAAAGTTCGGCACAGTACGATTGTATCTTGGTTAACAGAGGTTTCTAATGGGTGGAAAGGATAAAGAGGGGGGAGGTCCCTGGAGTGATATGGCTAGGATCGCGTCTATCGCTGTTGCATGTTCGACCATAACTGCCCTAATAATATCTGCAACGTCTTCTTATGGTGGAGATAAGGAGAAAATATACAACAACGAAGGCAGATCAAAGAAAAATGAAGATGCTGTTACACAGATACTAATACAGAATGCTTCAACAAAAACACAATTAGATGCTCTTGATAGAAGACTTGGTAATATAGAAGAGCAACTAAAAAAACTTGTCGAGCAGAAAGAAAAGAAAAGTGGAGGCGGATAAAATAATAATAACTTTTTTTAAAACAGACATAACCATATATAGATTGTATTTTACACCATACACTTTACCATATCAGAAATCGATGTAAAGTGTAAAACAAATTTTTCCTTGGAGGGGAATATGAAGAGGCTGATTGCTATTATTCTTTTGTTTTTACCTGGATGCGGAACACAAAATTATTATGACTCGATCAGAGAATCAAACGAATCAATCGCCGTAGAGAATTCGGCAATTGCTCAAGCCTGTGCAGATGCCCTGGAAAAGGTTAAGAATGATCCCGGCGGAACAGTCGCCGTTGCGCTTACCGTCTGCCAAAAGAAAATGGATCTTATAATCCCGGAGGCCCCGGAAAAACCATCTGCAATAATAGGCTCTGTTGGACGGACAGTCTTGATGAGTGCTATACCTTGGGCGTTTATTGAGGTTGCCAGGTCAGGAAACGGCACGAGATACGATGTCGGCGGGGATTACGTGAGCAATAATGGATCAGGCTCTGCCGGCAAAGTCGAATCAACCACAGAGATTTTAGCACCAGAGGAAAAAGAGGAGATCGAAATTGAGGCGGAATAGTACCATAAACTTTCTTCTTTTTGTTCTTGGAACACTCCTATCCCTGCTAATAGTTGCAGGGATAGTAAGCATGTGTGGTGTCAAGCAAAAAGCTCCTACGGTAGGGATCGAGTATCATGAGGCTGAGTTGCGTGATCCATCCCCCTAAAAAGGGATATCCTCTTTTTCATACTCAGCAACAATTTTTGCAACAGCAAACTCACTGGCACTAGGCCTATTTATCTGCTTTTCGATGGCATTCCGCGCTTTTTGATAGGCATCTGTCGGGCTATCATTTTCGTCAAGGGCTATTGTTATTGAATATTTCTCGTGTGAGAAATTTCCAGTGTTTATAAGCCTCTCGTAAGTAATTTCTGTTGGTTTCATTGAATCACCCTAAAAAGATATTGACCTTTAAAAAATCTCTCCGGTTTTGAGGTATATCTTTTTTGCGTTTTGATATACCTTCCTAAGCCCAACGTTTAATACACACCATTTTTTTTCGTCCCTACGATAAGAACGCATACGGTGAGACTTGTCTTCGTAAATAGCTTTTCTTATTTGTTTTGCTTTTTCCCCGTTCATTTAATCACCCCTAAGAAAATTCACCAGTTATATAATCAAAAGTTCCTTCTCCATGGCCAACGCAATGCTTGCCATCTACCAAGTGTCTAAGTAGATTTCTTGGTCCTATTTCAGCATGATTTTGATCGAAGAATATCCTCCATGATTTATACCCATATGGCGGGTCGCCTTCCCCTAAGATTCTATCACCTCCATGTCTATTCTCGATATAATCAATCATTTGCTCAAACGTTATGATGTCATCACATTCGTTTTTTATAATTACATTTTCTTTTGAAAGGTAAGTCTTCCAGTCTCCGAGAGTATTAATTCCCTCTTCGGGAATTACATGCAGAGAGAAACACCATCCCATACTGCTCTTCCCAATGTGGGATTGACTTTCCTCTATGCCGCAATACTCACATACATTCTTGCATGCGTAAAAGTTTGTCCCCATTTCATCCCCCTAAAAAGGTATTGATCTTTCGAGCTCTCCGATAACCATCTTGAGCTCATCTAAAGTTTTAACCCGGTAATATCTTCCGCCGGCTTCCATCCATTCTCTCCTGATTCTCTCCTGGTCTTCTACTCGCTTCTTATCGGTCGTCACCCCGTCAACTTTGCACTCAACCATTACAGGATAGCCATAAGCAACGCCTGTTATATCTCCCCAACCACGCTCGCAAAGGTGCATCCACCCGCCACGTACTTTTACTTGCCCTGAATTGGTACGGGCAAACTTGCGTTTAGTAGATGAATTTAGCCAGTCTAGGCACTTCTTTTGGAATGGTGTTTCTCTGTGTCCCATTATTTATCACCGATAATCTCATCAATTATATCTCTGGCCGGATCTCCTTCTTCTGGAATGGTAATATATCCAAATTCAACACCATTCTTTATGAATTGTTCCAACTCGTTGACCCACTCCACCTCTACCAGCTTAAAATGGAGCTCTCCTCCAGTATCAAGCAATGCCCATGATTCTTCGCTAACCAATGCTCTCAATGCATCCTCGTGGATTGAGAATGCGAATGATTCTGAATGTTTTCCATACAAATCGTATGGTTGATGCGCAATAAATGTTAATAGGCATCTCGGATCACGAGAAATTTTAACTATCGATTCGTCTACTTTTCCCATCGTTCCCCCTCAGCCGTCAATCCGGCTTTAATTGCTATGTTTTGCGAGCTGACCAAATCAATAAGAGCACTTTCAAACGCATCGATACGCAATTCAATCATATCAAGTTGTGCCTTGGTCATGCTAGGCGATACATTCAAAATAGAAAGACGTAAGCGCGATTTAGCCTCGTCGTAATCTGCTTGTGCCAATGACACTCCGGCGCGAAGCTCGGCCTGTTCTGATTGTGGTAATAGGCATCGATTCACACCTTCACCCCCTTCCCAGCAGCTAATTGACGCAAGAGCTTCTTATTTGCCTTACTTGGGCTCGTTGTCTCATTGAACCAATTCCAGTAAGTTTTTAGCTTCACCGTGCCGAGCTCCTTCACGACATCCTTATCCGCATGCCCGGCCTTGCGTAGAGCTTTGATTATATCTTTCGTCTCCATAATACCTCCTTACCTATCAATAATACTCCCCACAAAAGGATAAGTCAACCACTAAAAAAATTATCTGTGGTGAATTTTATTGTTGACATAGTCCCCGTGAAAGGATACGGTTAGGCATGATCAAAATTTAACGATGAGGGAAGTTATGAAGGTAACGATACAAAAAGAAAAGATGAGCCCAACAGTAATCGAAGATGTCACAGACATAACAGAAGCAATTGTTGCAGGTTATTTCTGTGTGATAACTAAATATAGAAATTATATATTCTCAATTGGACATGATGAGATGATGGTTATTGAAGAATGATCACCCTCCTACTAACCATCCTCCACCTAATCCTCCAGGCCGGCCACCCGGAGGAGCGTGTGGAGGCAACACCGCGAGGCCAGCCGGTGTTGAGGTACGAAAGCCAAAAAAATCGGAACAGGCATAGCCGCCAGGAACCGCACCGGGGTGGACGGTGTATGGGCTGGCCAATTGGCAATTTTGTGGATGCATGAAGAGTGAGCCGCGCCACTCCAAAGCGCGGTACTAATATTGAATAAGCCGAAACCATGCCGGCTGAAAGCATGTCAACTTAATTAGAGGATTGCGATATGGTTGTTTATGCATTTGATTCCAATATTTAATTTGTACGCCGCCGGCGAAAAACCGAATAGCCGAGCCGGTTGAAAATATAGCTCGGCAAGTATCATAGACTGTCAACTGTTATTAGTCCGGGCGGCATCGTGCCGCCCGTGAAAGGAGGGGAGAGTGGAAGAGGTAGAATCGGTAAAATTTATTCCTGAAACTTACTGGGAATGGACATGCCCAAAATGCGATTTTGTCAACACAGAGTTTGCTGAGGATTTAGAGCGCACCGAATGTTTGATGTGTGAAACTCCGTTCAAAGTTAATTATAAATGAAACCCACAGAATACACCATAACCTCACCGTCCGACCGCATCGAAGTCCTGAAGGTAATCGAGGAATTGCCCGAGGACGAAAGGTGGACGGTGAAGGTCCTTAAGTTTGATGACAATAAAACAGGTCACCAAAATAGAACCCTATGGATGTGGAACACGGAAATAGGTGAATATTACGGTCGGACTCCTGAAAATATGCATGAGTATTTCAAAGAGCGGTACCTTATCAACATAAAACTTGAAATGTGAGATTATTTTCCATGCCTAGTTGAGGCGGTAAATCTCTTAGAAAAAGGTACTGAAAAATACGAAAAAGCGGCAAAGGCTCTTGCACGAGAGATATCGACAAGAGGTCTTAAATCAAAACCAATGGCAAAATATCTCACGAGAATAAAGTTTTACGCAATCCATGAGCAAATACCAATCACAATTCCGAAGAAGGATGTTCACGATTGGCTTCTTGGGCTAACTAATAAAAGACCAAAGGTAATTGAAATATAATGCAATATCCGAAGAAAAAGCCGATCAGATTAAAAGGGCAACCGCTGCAAGACCTATTCGCGGCAGTGATAGAACGTGACGATTACACGTGCCAAGATCCTGATTGCCCTGGCGGGTATCCACTTGATGTTCCTCACCACATAATTTTCAGGTCACACGGTGGGCCGGACACCATGGAAAATCTCGTCACGCTTTGCATCCATTGCCATGGCAAAGCCCACGGAGTCAACAGAATATAAAACATCACTCAAATAATATTGACAAGACAAGTCCGTGTTGTATAATGAGAGAAACTAACCACCGGGAGGGAATATGAGCGACAATTTACCGACAACGCAAACAGGCTCGCCGATACTCGATGCGGCAATGAATCCAGATTTGGATGTTGCCAAGATGGAGAAGCTTTTTGAGCTGCACGAGAGAAGCATGGAAAGAGAGGCCATGATCTCTTTCAATAGGGCGATGAGTGAAGCGCAAAAAGAGATCCGTCCGATAGTCAAGGATGCAAGCAATCAGCAGACAAATTCAAAATATGCGAGGCTTGAGGCGATAAACAGGTTGATAATACCTGTATATACTGCCCATGGATTCGCATTATCATTTGACACCGGAAAATCTGAAATAGAAGGGCATCTACTGGTTAAATGCGAGGTTTCGCATAAAGACGGTTTCAGTAAAAATTACCAATATGATTGTCCGCTTGACAATAAGGGAATAGCCGGCAAGGTCAACAAGACAGACACCCACGCCAGGGGATCCTCAATCTCTTACGCTCGCAGATATTTAACGATAATGATTTTCAATCTTGCCATAGCAGATGAGGACCGCGATGGAAATCAGCATGTTCAATTTATCACTGAGGAAGAGCAAGGAATAATCAACGACCTCATCAAGGAAAAATCTGCCGATAAGGAGGCATTCTTGAAGTATATCAGGTGTCCATCGGTTGAGGCTATACCTCGGCAGGTATACAGTAAAGCGTTAACCGCCTTGAGGTCAAAAAAATGATCATTTATGACGAAATAGAACAGGGAACACCAGAATGGCATGCAGCGAGAGCAGGTATCCCAACAGCTTCAAATTTCGGTAAAATAATACAAGCAAACGGCTCTTTTAGCTCCTCGTGCAAAGATTACGTCAATCAACTGGTCGGGGAACGTCTGCTTGGTCATACTGAGGATGGTTTTAAGAACGAATGGATGCAACGCGGGATTGATCTTGAGGGAGAAGCACGTGAGCTATACGAGTTCACGCGAGACGTTGAGGTCAGGCAGGTTGGATTTATCGCAAAAGAAAGCCCGCAGTGTGGTTGCTCTCCTGATGGCCTTATTGGTGACGACGGCGGCCTTGAAATAAAATGCCCAAAGCTAAGCACGCACATAAAATACCTGAGATCCGGCAAGCTGCCTGCTGAGTACCACCGGCAGGTCCATGGATCACTTTACGTCACCGGGCGCAAGTGGTGGGACTTTATGAGCTACTATCCAGGAATAAAGCCTTTCATAATCAGAGTACAACGCGATGATGAATTTAATCAATTACTCGAAATGGCAATTGGCGAGATTGTTGGACAAATACAAGATGCTGCTGCCGATATCGAGGCCGACAAATGAGAGAGCCACGAGCCTCCGTGCTAAAACTATCCAAAGAACGCCCCCAAAACTCGGGGCGTTTTAAGAAGGAAATAGTCATTGAGCTCTATCCGGCCAAGCAATGGTCTGATAAGTTTGCTCCGTATTCAGATCAGCGGAAGAATTGCATTTTTTATTACAAGGATAGTCAGTACTGCGCCACAGGAACTTTGTTAAATATCAGCCATACTGACAAGTGCTATCGCCTAATGATCAATGGGAAATGGTACCAGCAAGACGGTTACCGATACTCGTTTTTTACCGAGGAGATGGCGTACAAACTTTTAAAGGAGATGGGGTAATGACAACCGACACACCAGGAGCGTTCGACCGCTGGTTTGACGAGGTAAGGATGCCGGCATTTTATGTTGTCGAAAATATCGGCGATCAGCACCGTGCAGCGTTTATCGCAAACGGAACCACAGAGCAATCGAAAATAGGTACTGTGGTTGATACCGGATGCTGGGTGCGTGGGCACTCAAAAGAGATGTTTAAGCGAGAATGGGTAACGATGGAGAACTAATATGGATTGGGCGATTTCATATTTTACCTTGCGCGAGAGTATCGCCATGATAGCAGCAATAGTTATTGTTGTAATAGCTATTTTCATAGTTTGCAATGTAATAGCAGACAAGCTTTTCCGGCGCAACTACGAATACAAAAAAGTAATTGGATGGGGGAAATATGTCAACACATGCAAGGAGAGCAAGAAGCAGATACAATAAGCAGAAGAAAAAACGGAAGAACAAAAAGATAACTAGAGGGGAATATGTTCGAGTTAACAAATAAACAAAGGATGATAGCTGAAAATTTTGTTGAAATTCATGATTGTCACCTAGAAGATGACCAACTTGGAGGTAAAAAGATAGGAGCAATAGGCGGAAGATTAACCTGGTGTTTTACTACTACAGGGTTAGGAACAATAGTGATTGTCAAGTGTGCATGCGGAGAAAGCAAAGATTTGACATTATATGATGAATGGTAAATGAGTTATTTCCAAAATGGAAACATCTTATTTCAACCTACGCCGTAAAATGAAATAAGAAAATCCTTATTTTAAAAACTGATGGAGGAAATATAATATGCGAGTAAATCACGATGGAGATAGCGTTACTGTCTGCAAAAAAGGGTGGTCTCCATACCTGAAAATAAGCAGTAGAAATCGAATATCAGAGGACGGAACTATTAAGAAATGCTTAACTGTTGACGTTTCGGCTTGCCTCACCGGATCTTTCGCTGAAGCAGAAGAACAGGCAAAGTCATACGTTGAAGCTTTTAAATTAGCTCGTGAGGTTCTTGATTACGATGAATAAATTCTCAAAACGACTGCAAAAAGAACACAAGCGTACTCTCTGGGGTACCGGAGCGCTCCGCCGTGGGTGTCAGAAAACTCGGTGCGCGTGGATATTCCAGCGATGGATTGAGCAGTACTGCGGGAAAATTGTTAATCCTTTTATGGATTAATTTTGACTACTACAACGGAGGGGATGATGAGCATAAGTAGTTTTAAAGTAATCCTTGGCATTATGGCACTAATAATGTTTTTTTTGATGATATTTTCAGCAGTGTACGCAGGGGAGGATATCGCATTAAAAATTAGGCTTATCGGTGTTCCAATTTGGGTAATACAGTTAATGAGCTTGACAGTGCCGAATGAATAGCAGGCTGACTTTTTTTGTTGACTGACTACTAAGGAGGGGAGGATGTTTGAAAAATTTGAACATAAAGGGATGAAGAGTAAAAACCCAATAATATCAATATGGTTAAATGGAACTATTTCGTTTAATTCTTCATTCGTTGACAAACATGATATTAATAATTATAAATATGCTGAGTTGTATTATAATAAAAAAGATAATAAAGTCGGCATAAAATTTATAAATGATAACGATGAAAACTCTTTCGAGATAGTTAAAAGGGGAAATTCAAGGTCAATAATGGCAAGATCATTTCTAAAATATTATTCAATAGATTATTCTAGATCTATGAAATTTAATTATTATTTTGATAAAAAAATTGATCTATTCATCTTTAATTTAAGCTGATCTTGACCACAACGGATCTTCCCGGCGCCGGAAATGCCGGGCTATTTTTTGTTGACTACTACAACGGAGGGGATGATGAAAATAGGAACCTTTAGGCAAATATTAAGCGCATTAGCGATGCTAACGTTTATCCCAATCTTAGTATACGGATTTGAAGATAATGGTGATATTGTCGAAAAATTAATAATTATTGGGTACACTATATTGGCAATACAATTACTGAGCTTTTCGGTTAAATGCTGATTTTTACAACGACATAGCTCCCCGGCGCCGGAAATGCCGGGCTATTTTTTGTTGACTACTACAACGGAGGGGATGATGAAAATAGGAACCTTTAGGCAAATATTAAGCGCATTAGCGATGCTAACGTTTATCCCAAT